CTTTTTTTTTTTTGATTTTAAAAAGTTGTGTATAGTCATGAGGGGGATATACACCAACCTCACCTCCCCCATCACTTAGCCAGTGGGGTCATACCCCCGTGGTTTAAACAATTATTCATTAACAATTTAATCATTTACATTATGGACAATCAGTTAAAATTCCGTGAGACATTGACAGTTGAACAGTTTAAAGCAGCTCAACATGTGGACAAAATCCAAGTGAAACAGAATCCTAAGACCAACAAGCTGTTCTTCACCTTTGGTGCTAAGACAGGAGCTGTTGCAGTTAAGGGCATTCCTCAGCATCCTATGGTATCTAATGTTGAAGCACCTGATGGCACATCATTCTGGTTGCTGCATGAAGAAGGCACAGGTGGTGCACCAGTGTTGGCAACATTCTAATGAAGGAGGGCTTTGCCCTCTTTCTGTTTTATTCTTCTGAGCATTAATAGTATCTTTTAAGCATTAATAGTTATGGACAAGATAATTTGGTTAGATGGTCATACATCAAGTATAGACTCTGATGAAGCCTTCTCAAAGCAATATTCTGAGAATGGTAATTGGCATATGAATCATGCTGGTTCTACATTTATTTGGGTGGCTAATTGTTGGATGGAGATTTAATCTCTGTCCAATATACCATTTCTCTTAGTATTAATAGTACTTGGGTCCCAAATATTCCCAAACTCCTTGGAAGATTAGGTATGGGCAGATAAATCTATTGGTATAAACAATGTCAAACCCCTTGAAAGAAAGGTATGCTTTGTTCTTTAGATTATACTGAGTGCAGATTAGGTGAAACAGACTAATCAAGCACTAATATTTATTTCCAAGTATTATAGTACTCCAGAAGTGAAGTAGATAATAGGCTTTTTTATTTAGTACTTTCCCAGCTTATTATTTATTTCCACTTCTGGAGTGTTAATATCATTAACATCATTTGTTGGTGAGTATTAATAGTACTTAGAAGAATATTGTATGCTTTGAGTAGTCTTTCTTTATGCTTTGAAGACTATAAAAGAGTGCAAGAATGAATGGGTCTTAAATGTCCTTTCTCTATGCTTTCTTTCTATGTTTGTTGAGTGTCTCAAACTATGATTGTTTGATGGTTTAAATGATGGAAGAGTGAGTGTTAGTCTGTAACAATCACCCCACATTATGCCACATTCAAAGACATGTCAAAAGAAGAAAGAGGAGTAATGGAATAACTGGATTTACTGGTTACAATGTCAAACTAAACAGTGCTTAGAGTTACATTGGACCATAAAAAATGCTTATAATAAGCACACAACTTACACACCAATGGGCTAATTGAGGCAATCAATTGTGAACAATAGCAGCAGTTGACAGGACATATGCCATTAAAATATGTTAAGAAAGAGAACTAATAATATAATAGGATAATAAGTAGTAAGGATAAGATATTGAGTGATGTTACTTCATGTATTGACCACTTAGGGGACCCAACATACATCCACCTGAAAGATGAAATAATGTGAGAGAATGGCAGCCTGTAAGTCCTGCTTGAGACAAAAGTCAGTAGTGTTAAGACTTAGACATAATTATCAATAGAAGAGGTAAGTCAGAAATCCCAGAGGGACTCACATATATTAACCGAGTAAAGGAAACTTAAAAAGAAAGTCAGCCTATTTAAGGAAGAGTACACCTCTGCAAGTAAATAAGCTCATATTAAAGGCACATTAGCTCAGTGGTTAGAGCATCATATCCAATGATTTTAAAGGTAGTTGGAATGAAGGTCACTGGTTCAAATCCAGTATGTGCTTCAATTATTAACAAATTAACTTATAAACATTTACAATGATTAAAAACATACTAATTGTAATATTATTACTAACAACAATAATACTTACAGGTATTTGTATCAACCAAAATGATACTATCATCAAGGCTAAGGCATATATTAATGATTTAGAGAATGACTTCCCTGAGTTTGTTGATACTACATCAGGAGGGGATGCTTATAGTGAATATTACAATAAAATCAATTAATTATGGCTAAGAAATACAACAGGAGTAACTGTGACTCTACATTGAGAGCTACAGTTACAGACCAATTGGGTAGAACAGTTTCACTGTTTGGGACACATGCTTTTGAATGGTCAATAGTAATTGCATCAGACAATAGCATCACCATGCAGACATTCTCTAAAGGAGATATTGCAAGAAAAGAGTTCAATAAATATAAAAGAAAAAGATAATGAAAAATACTCTTGGTTTCATAGCAATAATGGGAATATTATCAGCTATGTGTGGTATAATAACTGAAATTACAGCTATTATAACTGTGATTTGTGGCTTTAGTTATCTATTCTATCCATCTAAAAACGACTAAAAGATGAAGACAATCAAAATGATATTCAAGGGTATGTTATTATACATGACTACCCTTGTAACCATGATATTCATGATGGGTGTGGACAGTATTTATGACCAAGGATATTTCTTTTATGGTATAATGCTTGTGGCTGCACTTGTATTTGTGTGTTATAAAACTATTAGTAAAGAAGAACTTGAGGTGCTTACATTATGTAAGTATCTCAATGATTCTGATGAAGAACTTAAATAATCAATAAACTATGGTACGGACAATCTATGTGGTCTATACAGACCAAAAACTGGGTTATGCACAAACAAGATGTATGAAACAATACATGTTCTTGTGTCCTTTTGATAATATCCAAGCAGGAGATATGATTAAGGACAAAAGATATTCTACTGCTATGCAGGTAGTAGGATGGGACAAAAACTCTTGTGAGGTTCAAAATGGTATCAAACTTAAGGTCATAGAGCCTTTCTTGTTGAATGGAAAGGTAATGAATCAATGTACTGGAAGTGATTTTGACATTGATAAACAAAGAAATAACATGGAAGAGAAAAGAAATGTTTCCATATCTCTTGAAGAAGCAAGAGAATGGTACAAGAGGGGTAACAATGCTCTTAAAGCAATTGCATTGAAGGCTTACTCTGAAAATGAACTGGCTGGTTATGAATACATGAAGGGTCAGATAAGCCTTATCAAGACTGCATGTGAATTACCTTATTCAGAAAGAGGTAAATGGGACACACTCCACAAATTAGCTATTGTGGCTAAATACTACAATGGTAGTTGGGAAATGAAGGCTGGCAAGACTGGTTATTTCATTGGTAAATCTTCTATGGGTGGTTCAGCAGTAGTACAACAGGTAAATCTGACTGATGGCATTGCAATCTATGAACACAGGACTGTACAGTATGCAGGTATTGTGTACTTCAAGAATGCACAGGATGCCAAGGAAGCAGCCAAATTGTTGTACAATGAATTGAATTTGTTGTTTTAGGTATGTGTTTATATAAGGTTAATTAGATTGGAGTAGCTATGTTGTGAAACATGGCTACATTCTGCCCTCATAGTTCAGTGGATAGAACAAGAGTTTCCTAAACTTTAGACAGAGGTTCGAGTCCTCTTGGGGGTACTAAATAAGGATACATAGCTTAATGGTAGAGCTTGGTGTGATAAACTGTAACTCATGTCCAACAGTGGTATAGGTTCAAATCCTATTGTATTCTTATTTATGGGGCATGATTTGGTTTTGATTATTAATTATTTGGTAAGAGAACATGCAGAGACTGATGGAGAGACATTAAAACAATAACTGACAACACTTATAGAGTTGCTGCCTAAATAGGCTGAGTAGCACTTGCTTTGAAACAGAAAGGTGCAAACAAAGGATTTCTTGCATAGATTAATGCAAGTGGTGGATTGTGTTGACTTCTGGTCAACCCCAGTGGATAACTAACCACATCAAAAATAGTAAGCATGTGTAATTCTTTTATTAAAGATTGGTAAGACAAGGGTTCGAGTCCCTTATGCTCCACCTGCATAGATTTCTTTGTTGAGGGTCTTTAGGATGGGTAAATAATAAGAACCTGAGTGCTGATAGGTAAGCTATTGAAGGGTGTTATGGGCTGTCAGACATTTCTACCTTGTAAATATAATAGAAATGCTCAAGAAGGTAATTCTAATAAACTATATATGTTGAACTAAAAAAAAGCATGGAATTAGTATTTGAATGTATGTTAATTGGTGTAGTAGGAGGATTGTTAGGAATCTTCTACAGAAACTGTTTGAAGGTGGAAGATATGATATTCCACTGGTGGTATAAAATACTCAGGAATTGGGTAAGAAAATCCAATGGATATTGTGATGTAGAAGGACATCATGAACCTAATCTATGGTGGAAGTTCTGGGGCTTTGTAGCCTATCCTCTTGGTTTCTGTATCTATTGTAGTACTACATGGATTACATTCTTCTTATGTGCATTATGGTTCATTAACTGGCAATCATTGCCTGACTGGAACATGATAGTGATAGGAGTATTAGCTGCAACAGGTGTACAACATTTGATAGTAGCTTGTGCTTGTAGATTCCTAATTTATAAACACCCAGACTTAGATGAAAACTTTTGAATATGGGGATGATTATATCCCAGAGATATGGTATTAAATAACTAAAGATATGTTAAAGGTGAGAATATATTTGCATATATCAAACCTTTGACATATCTTTGCAGTGTCAAACAAATAAAGAAAACAATTGTGTCTAAATTAAATTCAAGTGTGAAACCAGCATCAAAATTTGATGATTCAAGATTAGCTGGTGGTTTTGGAGCTATGGCAGCTAAACAGGGTAATGTAGCATTATTGAGAAGAGCAGTATTAGCTAATCTTCTTTGGGAAGATGTTGCATATATGGATGGTAAGAAGGTGGCAGAAGAAATTCAAAGATTGATACCTTTGTGTCCTGCTGTTGATGTGTATAACATTGCTCTTGAAGCAAGGTTAATGCAGAAGCTGAGACATACACCTCTGTTTATAGCAGTAGAAATGTGTAAATATCCTGAACACAAGCTGTTTGTAGCTAACTTGTTGCCTAAGATTATTACAAGAGCTGATATGCTTACAGATTTCTTGGCATTATATTGGAAGGGTGGTAAAAAGCCCATCTGCAACCAAGCTAAGAAAGGATTGGCAGCAGCTTTTCATAATTTCAATGAATACAAGTTTGCTAAATATGACAGGGATGCAGCCATTAAGCTGAGAGATGTTATGTTCTTATGCAGACCTAAGCCAAACAATGATTATGAAACCAAGCTGTTCAAGAAGATAGCTGACAGGACTCTTACACCACCTGAAACTTGGGAAGTATTACTTTCTGCTGGTGAAGATAGGAAAGAGACTTGGACTAAGTTAATCTTTGAGAATAAGATTGGTGGTTTGGCTATGTTGAGGAACATAAATAACATGAAGAAGGCAGATGTTGATAGAAGAGTTATTGTTGAGGGATTGACAAAACTCAGGTCTTCAATGTTATTACCTCTTGACTTCTTAAAGGCTAACAGGATGAATCCTGAGTTCAGTAGAGATATTGAAGATGCTATGCTTGAAGCATACAAGAATCTACCTAAACTTCTGGGTAAAACCTTGTTTATAGTAGATGTCAGTGGTTCTATGGGTAGTCTTACTTCTGGTAATTCTCAGTTCAACAGAATGGACCAAGCATGTGCAATGGCTATGTTAGCTATTAATCAGTGTGAGGACTATGAACTTGTTACTACAGCAGGTAATGATGGTAGGAGAATCCAAGCATCAGAGCACATCAAGTATCCTCAAAAAGGGTTTGGTGTATTCAATCAGATTATGGAAACCAGAAATAGAATTGGTGGTGGAGGTATCTTCACTAAACAATGTCTTGACTGGTGTAGAAACCAGTTTAAAAGAACCAAGTTTGATAGAATCATCATATTCTCAGATTCACAGGATATAGACTTCCACTATAATAAGTCTATCCTTCCTGAGCCTTTTGGTCAGTACAATTACATTTGTGATGTATCAGCCAATACAAGAGGTGTGAATTATAGAGGTAGATGGACTGCTGAAATCAGTGGATGGTCAGAGCATTTCTTAACTTATATTGCAGCTTTAGAAGGGCTACAGAATAAGTTTGAGGAACAATAAATAAGTAGGAGAAGCAGGTCCAAGTGAGAATGTAGCAAGGAGGAAATAGTATAACCGGTGCAATAATACACCTACTTATTAAATATAATGTCATTAGTGTGTTACAGATTTACATCAGTAATCTTTTAAATTATCCAGATAATCTGTTAAATGTTCTATGGCATTTTCTTATAAGACATCATTAGTGAAGCACAGAGTTACTTCATACAATCGGTATATATGGCAAATCACTCTTTGCACTATTCTATGATGTCTTTTTCTTATGGAGGGATAGCTCAGTTGGTAGAGCAGTATAAATGAAAATTACACTTTAGTCATGGTTCCACAGCAGTGTTGGTGTAGATTAGAGTTACTTCAAAAAGCATGTTGAAAGCTACGGGTCATTGGTTCAAGTCCAATTCCCTCCACAAATTAAATGACAACCAGAGGTGGGTAGAATGCAACTACTTATTGTATATCTTATGGGTTGGCTCTCAGTATTAATAAGTAGATTGATATTGAGGAAGTTATGGTTGTTATTTTAAAGTTAAAATGGGGATGTGGTGAAATAAAGCAAGTTTTATCCTCTTACAGTTGTTCTATGGAAGCATTAGTGGTTTGTGAGAGTTACTTCAAGGTTTACACAATTATTTAGGGAATAATCTTATGTTGGTTCGAGTCCAACCATCCCCACACAAAGATTAGTGAATACAACACTTACTTCATATTATGATTATATATTGAATTTTTAAGTAAGAAAGGAGGAGATTTTATATCAACTTTAGTTCCTTCAATGGAACACAATTTAAAAGGTGTTGTAGAATATTCTATCTTTTAAAGGCTATCAGTTTGATTACTGGTAGCCTTTTCTTTTTATGCACATTCATGTGATAATTAACATAGTGTTTTACTAAAAAAAAAAACAATGAAAAATGAAAAGAGTGGAGCTGAGAGCTTCGCAGAAAACATGAGAGAAAAATTAGGTCTTAACAGTCCACTTCCCAAAGAAGTAATGGATGAATTAAGAGAAGGTGTAATTGACCTTGGCAAGAAAACGGGTGATACTGATGCAGAAGATGTATTGGATAATTGCCTGATTGAGTTGAAAAGATTAAAAGACCCTCAAAGCAGAGCTATAGTAATTACTTACTTGCTTGGCACTCTGCCTATGGACTTGCAGAAATTCATTGGAGAACAGCAGCAGAAGATTGTTGTTGGTATTGCAGCTAAGAATTTGGCAGGTGAAGGTCCAGAAGCCATGTTTGGTTGCTTCTTATGGGAGCTATGCTGAGAGGAAAAGAAGTAGATGAATAATGAAATCAAAGTGAGTCTCAGTGTCATATTACAAGGTAGTGTGATGCTGAGCCAAGAGCAGGCTAAAGCTCTTGAGAAAGAAAAAGTAGGCACAGGTTATGACACTTTCAATATGAAAGTAGAAAGTCTTGAAGGTGGTAAGAAAGATGCTAAAACTATCACTGTAAAGACAAGAAAGTGTAAATCTGCTGGTCAGTCTCTTAATCTTAGTATGGATGCTTATGACTACATGACAGGAAAAGAAGCTCCTTACTTTGTGGAAGCAAAAGATTGGGAGAGACTTACCAAGAAACAGAGACTTGAAGCACATCTTAAAAGGATTGTAGAAGGTCTTGGTGGAGTGAGTTATACCTACACTGTTCATGATAATTAAATTATTTATAGTGGAGGCAGTATGTTATTTGTATTAATCTTAATGGGAGTATTAGTTATAAGTACTTTTGTTAGATACCATCCCCATCTTGATTTAGTCCTAAGCTATGATAAGTATATACTATTGTTGTGGTATGATAAGGATGGTGGAAGAACTTACATAAAACTATTGGAAATATGAGCTATGAATTCAAGATGAAAGGTTATGGTAATGGCAGGGGCTTGGTACTGTAAGAAGTTATTCAAAGACTTCACAGATAGAGTTCACTGGTCTTGAAAAGAATGAAGATGGTTATATTGCAGCAGGAAGTAATCCAGCAGCAGCTCTTACATTCAATGACAAAGGTAGAGGTTTTATTGTTGGTTCATTCAGGGTAGTAATGCCTAATGATGCCAAGAATATGGAGAAGATACAAACAGACTTTGGTTCTGAGGAAGCATTAATAGCTAACTTGGTTAAACCTACATTGTATAAAGTTGTAACTTCTTGTGGTCCACTTATGTCTTCATTGGAATCAGTATCAGAGACAAGAACTGACCTTATTGCTTATATTACTGACCAGTTGAATAATGGTGTGTATAAGACCAAAGTTGTAAAGACAAAGGTCATTAATGACATCACTGGTGAAGAGGAAATAAGAGCACAGTCTGAGATTATTGTTGATAGTAATGCTCCGGGTGGATATAGTAGGCAGGAAATCTCTCCATTCTCACAATATGGAGTAACTTGTGGCTTGGTATCTATTATTGATATTAAATATGATGCAGCAACTCAATCACAGATTGATGCACAGAAACAAGCTAACTTGGCTATTATAACTTCAAAGACCAAATCATTGGAAGCAGTACAAAGAACATTGCAAATCACAGGAGATGGTAAAGCTGCTGCTGAGAAAGCCAAATGGGAACAGGAAAAAGAGAAAGCTATTGCTGTAACTAAGGCTCAACAGGAATTTGAAGTAGCAGAACTTGAAGCTAAGAAGGCTAAACAAGTGGCACTTAAAGTACAGGCAGAAGGTGAAGCTAAGGCAGCAGCAAATAGAGCATTGGTTGCAGCAGGTTTAACTCCTGCTGAAAGAGCTGAATGGGACTATAAGACTGCTGTGGGTGTTGCAGAAGCACTTGCTAATTCTAAGGTACAATGGATTCCATCTGTAATGTTTGGAGGAAATGGTTCTGGAAATAATGCTATGGATGCTGTGGGTCTTAAGATGTTGATGGACATCACAAAGTCCTTTGATAAGAAGTAGTTATGATTTGGGCAATTATAGGAATAATCCTCACTGTTATTATAGTGGGGATTATGAAAGACACTCATGTCATTGAGTATAATGGCATGCAGGTTTCAGAAGAGCATGATATAGAAATTCCCTTGTGGATGCTTTGTGTTCTTTTGCTTGTTGAGCTAATTCCCTTCTTCAACATTGTGGCATTTGTAGCCTTTGTTATATGGTATGTTATAATGTATAACACTACTCCTCGACAATGGCTTGTTAAATATGACTTTAGACTTCAAGGGAAAACCTATATGGGTAAAGCTGTTTTGGCAGTTATAAACTTTTTAAACATTAAAGTGTGATGGAATGAAGCAAAAGGTGTATAATATCCTTATGCTCTTTTTAATTGGTGGTCTGTATGGTTTATACTATATAGACTACCAAGAAGAGCACAGGGAAACTGAAAAGGTAGATGTATTGAGATTAGAGCAACCAGAGTTCTTGCTTTCAGAGAAGCCTGATGATGATTTGATGGCAGTCCTTGAGTATTATAATGTGAAACACAAGAACATTGTGTATGCACAGGCTATACTTGAGACAGGTCATTTCAGGTCTAAGGTATGCAGGGAATATAATAACCTGTTTGGACTATATAACAGTAGGTCAAAAGACTATTATAAGTTCAATCACTGGAGTGAGAGTGTAGTTGCTTATCTTAATTACATACAGTATAGATACAAACCCCCGGATGATTATTATAAATTCTTGGAGGAAATAGGCTATGCGGAAGACCCGCAATATATAACAAAACTAAAGAATATTGTCAAGAGATATGGATAGAAAACAGGCTCAGGAAGAGATAATGAATATAAAGAGTAATGCTATACTCTGTGAGTTACCTACTTCCTTTGGTAAGTCAAAGATAGGAATTGATTTAGCTTTAAGGGATACACCTAAAAGTATCCTTATAGTAGTACCCAGATTAGTGCTTATAAACAACTGGAAAGAGGAGTTTATTAAGTGGGGATTTGAGAACTTGCTTGAGATATTGCAATTCAGTACTTATGTTGGATTAAATAAGCATGTAGAATCAGAATGGGATTGTGTTATATTTGATGAAGTACAACACATGTCAGAAAGATGCAGGGAATTTGTATCTACTATGAATATATCTCACTCTATCATGCTTTCAGCAACAGTTACCAGAGATATGAAGTGGGAACTTGGTCAGTTGTTTCCTGATTTTCAGTGTTATACAGTGAAGATGAAGGAGGCTATAGACAATGAAATCCTTCCTGACCCAAGAGTATTTCTTATACCTCTTGACCTTGATAATACACATGCTGTACATACAATGATAGAGCATCCTAAGGCAAGAATCATTAGAGAATGTCTGTATAAAGACAGATGGTCATATCTTAGGGATAAATCAGTTCAGGTGCATATTAAATGCACTGCATATCAGTATGTCCAAGAGTTGGGGAATAAAATAGAGTTCTGGAAAAGGCAGTATATGAGAACAAGAAATGAAGGAGTAAAGACAAAGTGGTTATTCCTTGCAGGTCAAAGGCTGAAATTCCTTTCACAATTAAAGAACCCTATTATCTTATCTCTTCTGGAGAAGCTGAGTTCTGAGAGGGTGCTTACATTCTGTAGCTCTATTGAGCAGACAGAAGTATTAGGGGAAAACTGTATTAACAGTAAAAACAAGGAATCCTCTATAATACTTGATATGTTCAATCACAAGAAGATTGACCACATTACAGCCTGTAATATGCTTAATGAAGGTATGAATCTTGTAGATTGTAGGGTTGGTTTATATGCCAATCTTAACAGCAGTGATATTATCATAAAACAAAGGCTGGGTAGAATACTCAGGCATAAGGACCCAATCATCATTATCCCATACTTTAGTGGTACAAGGGAAGAAGAGTTGGTTGAGAAGATGCTTGAGGATTATAATCCAGAGTTAGTTGTGAAAACAAATTTAAGTGAAATAAAAGTATGAGAAACAGAGTTAAAATTACTAAAGCAAACTATGTTGTCAATCCTGAAAAGAAGGTAGTAGTTTGTGTTCTGGAGTGTGATATGCAGTTATGGAAGCATCCTGCATGGCAGGATATTTATCCTAATATGTGGGCTAACCTTCCACTTGTATCTAACAATGGCACTTTCAAAGTAAGAGCTATTGCAAGATGCAATGAAGAAGACAGCTTTGATGAAGAAGCAGGCAAGAGGATTGCAGAATCCAGAGCTAAAGGTAAAGCATTTGCTACTGCTGCAAAGGTTTACAAGGAAATTGAGAAATATTTCTTGAACTGTGCTGCACTTGTGAATGAATCTGTAGAGGCTTGTGAACAGACTGTGAAGGTTGAGGAAGCTCATGTTGAATTGCTGATTGGATAGTAGTATGACAATCTCATTGAATGACAAGGTTATTAAGAAGAGTGGGCTTTCTCTTGGAGAGGTCCTACTTATGATAGCTATTCAAAACAATGTAGATTTTCATGTTGCTGAAAGTGAATTGAAGAAAAAAGGATTTATCAGTACATCTTATAATCAGTTATTTCAACCAGAGGGGTTATTTGTAACCTCTAAGGGGAATAATATGGTTAATAGTATCATCCTTGATTCTGATAAATCTGTGGGGACTGATGATTTCAATCAAAGAATTGAAGCATTAGTACCTCAACTTCAATCCATTTATCCAGAAGGAAAGAATTTCAATAACCAGTATTGGAGAGGAAATAAAACTGACATTAAGAGAAAGTTACAGACTTTCTTTAAGAAATATGGGAATGATTATACTGATGAACAAATCATCAATGCAACTCAAGCCTATGTTTCTGGCTTCAATGGAGAGTATAAGTTCATGAGATTACTTCAATATTTCATTTGGAAAGAAGAGGTAAAGGATGGTACTAAAGTACCTATCTCAGAACTGGCTAATTACATTGAGAATGCTGGTCAGGAGAATGACCTCACTAATGATTGGACAAGTACATTGGTTTAAGCTATGGAAGAGAAGGATTCATTTGATAGGGCACTGGAGAAGTTAATACTCCGAAGACAGAGGATATTGGATGGCAAAATAAATTGTATTCCATTGTCTTTCCCAAGATTAAGAGTGTGGCTCCCCGGAATAGAGAAAAGAAGGTATAACATTATTACTGCGAATCAAAAGGTTGGTAAATCAAAACTTGCTGACTATATACTTGTTTATGAACCCTTCTTCTATGCAATTGAGCACCCTGACCAACTAAGGTTGAAGATACTCTATTTTACCCTTGAAATGGGTAAGGAAGAAAAGTTCTATGAGTTCTTATGTCACCTGTTATTCAGGCTTGATAAAATAAGAATAAGTCCAACTAACTTGAAGAGTACTTCTGCTGATAGACCAGTTCCTCAAGAGATATTAGACTTACTTGCATCTGAAAGGTATGTAACATACATTCAGAAGTTCAAGGAGACTGTAATCTATATTGACTCTGAGAGAAATCCTACAGGAATCAACAAGTATTGTAGGAATTTTGCTTTGAGTAGAGGAAAGTTCCACTTCAAGAAGGTTATCATGAAGAATGAAGCTGGACTTGAGGAGGAAAGGGATGTCATAGACTATTATGAACCAGATGATAAGGATGAATATGTAGAAGTTATCTTGGACAACTATTCAAATCTGATGTCAGAAAGTGGTATGAATAAAATGCAGACTATTGAGAAGATGAGTAAATATTTCATCACTCAAAGAGACCAGTTTGATTTCAATATCACTGCAATCCAGCATCAAGCTCAGGCTCAGGAAGGAATTGAGAATCAGAAGTTGAATAAGATGATGCCATCATCAGATGGTCTTGCAGATTGTAAGACTACCACAAGGGATGCAAATCTTGTGCTTGGTTTATATAGTCCATTTAAGTATGGTCTAAGGGAATATGAAGGTTATGATGTGACCAAATTCAAAAACAACATCAGGTTTATGCAAGTTATTGAGGATAGGGATAATGGAGCAGGAGGTCAAATATGTCCACTGTTCTTTGATGGAGCTGTAAGTACATTTACTGAGCTTCCTTTGCCTAATAATAAGCCTGAACTTGAAAGATGTCTTGAATATATTGAGACAGTTGTTAGAAGGAGGACTAATTATACTTTCATGAATGTCTCTATAAGAAAAGCCAGAGTAAGAAAGTGGAAGATGAATTTGCATAGGTTAGTTAAATTGATTACCTTTGCAGACTAAAATTTTAAATAAGAAGAATGAAAGCATTGATTTTAGCTAAGTCAGGTTTTGGTAAATCAACCTCTATTGGAGAGATACCAGAGCTTGGATTGAAAGGGTTAGACCCTAAAGTGACTTACTTGATAAGTTGTGTGAACAAACCTTTACCTTTTAGGGGTGGTGGAAGTAAGTACCAAGTTACTACTTTCAAGGAAATTGCTAAGGGTAACAGGATTATAACCAATGATGCAAAGGAAGTTGCACAAATCATTGAGGCATTATCCAGCCCACAATCTCCATTTGTTAATATAGTATTGGATGATATGAATTATATCAGTCAGGATTTCTATATGAAGAATGCAATGAAAGGTGGTTGGGACACTCCTAAACAGATTGGTTATGGAATGGGATTAATCTTTGATGCAATCAATCTTGTGCCAGAGAATAAGAACATGATTTGTCTTGCTCACTATGAGGAGTATAAAGACAAGAATGGTGATAGTATCTCTTATAAATATAAGAGTACTGGTAACATGGTTGATTCCTATATTACTCCTGAGGGTAAGTTTGAAGTAGTTCTTTATGGTAAATCTTCTTTTGATTCTAAAGAGAAGAAATCCATCAGAGAATTTGTCACTAATGATGATGGAGTATATCCTGCAAAGAGTCCTGTTGGTATGTTTCCTCTATATATTCCTAATGATTTGGGTCTTGTAGTTGAGAAAGCACAGGAATATTATGGGTAGGGATGAAGTAGTCAGGATTAGCAGGCTTGTAGCCTTTGGTGGACTGACTGAAATGGACATAAACATTCTATTAATGAATTACTGTTTGGAGCATAGTAAACCTTATTATGAAACAACAGTATTCATTACTATCCTCTTGAAACAGGGGGTATTCGAGCCTTTCTTTATAGAGGCATTAGAGTATTATGAAAAGAAATACACCATAAATAAACTGCAAAGTAAGCCCAATAATATGGGACAAAGACAAATAATTTTTATAAATTGAACATTATGAAAGAGTTAAGTAGATTTGAGTTGGCTATTGTTAAAAGAACAGCCCAGAACACTAAGAGTTTGAGAACCAAAAGGGACAAACTGGTAGAGAAGATTGAGAAAGCACAGGAAGAACTGGGTGTAATCAATGAAGCCATTGAAGGCTTTGAGGCTCCTATCAAGACTATGACTGGTGGTTTCACTTCTGAGGAAGTTCTTGCTGGTATCATGGCAGTAGCAGAAGCAACAGAAGCAACTCCAGAAGGGGAAGTTTCAGAAGAAGCTGTAGGTGAGGTAGAAGTACCTGCATCTGAGGCAGTTGCATTGGCAGAGGAAGTTGCAGCAGAAGCTCCTGTAGAAACATCTGCAAATCCTTTTGGAGAAGGCAGTGATGATATGCCTTTCAAAGATTAATCACACAAAATCAGTAATTTAAGATGAAGAATTTAAACAAAAGTTTCATGGCTGTGAAGGTAGGTAAAGAATCAGTTGAAGGTTCTTTCAAGATGTACAAAGGTATGGCTGCATTCAATATTGTAGCTGTAAATCCTACTAAAGCAGAGTTGGAGGCTCTTACAGGTAGAGAGCTTGAGAATGAGCCTGAGTATGTTGGTAAAACTGATGAAGGTAAGGAACAGGTGAGAGTAGTATTCTATGGTAAGACTGCTCCTGATGCCAAGCTGAACAATGGTATTGAAATGCTTATTCCTATCAGCTTTATGCTGACTAAGGATTACAGGGTAGGTCAAACCAGTGGTAAATATCAGATTATTGATAAGTTTGGTAGAACTGCTTGGGCTACAAAGGAAGAAGTACAATCCAAAGCCATTCCTCAATACACTTCTGGACCAGCCAATATCAGTGCTGACTACAGACTTGCATGGCAAGGTGAGGAATTCTTGATTGATTTCCTTATTCAGTGGTTGAATATTCCGGGTCCTGCTGTATATAAGGACAAGGTTTGGGTGATGAAAGAGAACACTGATGACAGTGAGGTTTCTCTTGATATGGCAGCTCTATTCAAGGGTGATGTAAAAGAGCTTAAAGAGCTTGTTACTCTTGCTGCTGCTTATACAGTTAAAGGTGCAGTAGGTATCAGAACTGTGGATAATGAAAATGGTACAAGACAGTATCAGGCTGTATTCACAAGGAAGTTTGCAAAGAATGCTGTAACAGATTATAGCAAGATTGATGCTGCAATCACAGAGTTCCAAAATGCAGGTGGTGCTCCGGGCACTGAGTTCTCAACTCAACCTTTACATGAAAATGTAGTAGAAGCTACAACTTTCACACCTGCTGCTGACAATGACCCATTAGGAGCAGCTACAGCTCCTGCATCAACTCCTTGGGGTTAATAACATAAAGATTTAGAACTATGGCTATTAGTATTGGTAAACCTAATATCAGATTAGAAGAGATTTTATCAAAGGTATCAGAATTAGATATTTTGAACCATTATTTTGGGGTAAGTAATGTTCCCTGTATTATATCAAGTCCACTAAGACCTGATAACCATCCATCCTTTGGTTTTTATAGCATAGATGGTCAGAAGATACATTGGACAGACTTGGCTACAAAAGATAAAGGAGGAACATTTGATTTATTAGGTAAGTATTGGGGGGAGAGTTACAATGATGTGCTTGCACATGTTTGGGAGGACTTATCCAAGATTACCAAAACTAATGGCTATAGTGCCTTAGGTAAACCTAAGATTGTCACTACTAAGGAATACAGTTCCAACCTTGATTTACAATGTAAGACAAGGGAATGGAGAAAGTATGACCTTGAGTATTGGGCTTCATTTGGTATCACTTTAGAGTGGTTGAAGTATGCTGACATTTATCCTATATCCTATAAAATAATCATAAAAGGAGAGTCCAGAATGGTCTTTCCAGCAGATAAATATGCTTATGCTTATGTAGAATATAAGGAAGGGAAAGTCACTTTAAAGATATATCAACCATTCAATCAAAAGGGATATAAGTGGTCCAACAGACATGATAGGTCAGTAATTAGCTTATGGACTAAAGTACCTGAATTTGGGGATAGGATATGTATCTGTTCTTCAATGAAAGATGCTTTATGTCTATGGGCAAACACTGGAATACCAGCTATAGCCATTCAAGGAGAGGGTTATGGTATCAGTGATACTGCTGTTAATGAACTCAAAAGAAGATACAAGGAAGTATTTATCTTATTGGATAATGATGAAGCTGGTCTCATAGATGGAGAGAAACTGTCTGCATCCACTGGGTTCATTAATATAGTATTGCCACAATTTGATGGAGGTAAAGATGTCTCAGACCTCTATAAAACAATAGGAGACAAAGAACAATTCAGAGAAATAATTTTAAGCCTATTTGATAGGTAATGTTTTATCACTAAAAAAAAATCATGGAATTTAGAAAAGTAACCATCATCAACAACAAAACTCAGTCTCAAAAAGTTATTCAGGCATCTTCTGCAACTACACTGGGTGAGTTGAAAAGAGAAATGAGAGAAGCAGGTATTGAATTTGAAGGAATGACATTCTTTGAAGGTCATTTAAGAGCAGAATTGAAAGATGATGCTTCTATCCTTCCTACCAATATTCCTTACAAAGGACAGGTAGTAAATGATTTGACATTCCTGCTGACTGCACCTGAAAAGAAAATCAAGTCTGGTGCAATGTCAAGGGCAGAAGCCTATAATGCAATCAAAGCAAGAGGCTTGCAGGATGAATGTGTAAAAAGGTTCGGAAAGAACTTCACCATGTGTAAAACTCCGGACTTGATTGACCTGTTGGGTGAAGGTGCTCCTGCAAAAGAGGAGAAGAAAGAGGCTGTGAAAGAAAAACCCGCAAAGAAAGAAGTAGCAAAAGAACCTGTAAAGGAAGAGAAAGTAGTGGGAGCTGCTGCTTCCTCTGAGGGTAATGTTGCTGGTGCTCTTGAAATCTTACTTGAAGACCTTTATGGTTCTGATGTAATTGAAGAGGGAACCTATGACAGGGCTATGGCTGTATTGAAAGGTACAACCTATTCTGCACCTGAAAAGATGTCAAAGGCAGAAATCAACAAGATGTTTGACTTTGTTCATTAAGTAGAAACCAGTGAGGGAGGGGGCTGAATAAGCCTTCCCCCTCATTTTTTTTATCATGCAATGACCGAAGAAATAAAGAAACAAGTCCATGAACTACATAATAGTATCATGGAAAGACCAAATCAAATCTTACAGTTCTTTCAAGACTTCTTTGGTGAAGGGAGAGTAGAAATGCAAGGTTTTCTGACTGAGGATGAACTATATACATACCTTAGTGTAAATCCCTTGGGAACATTTATAGACTGGACAAATATAATAGAGTCTTCTGCTTATCAGAATATGAATAGAGAAGACCGAGAGGTAATAAATCTCTTTTGGACAGCAGAAGGTGCTAATAATGGAACTGTTACAAGTGATTCTGCATTAGCTAAATACTTCTTGCCAGTAATAAAGGAGAAGATTGCCAATACTATGTTCAATAATCTGTTTATTCTTATCTATTTTCATACAGTAAGGATTACAAATGAATATGATAAGTATGTGGATATTAAAGATTTATGGCTTAAAGTTCCTTTCAATTGGAAGGGTAAAGGCAAAGGATATTTTGGAGTGAACAGGTCTAATTATCCTCTTAACCATTTCAAGAGTGGATATATGCACAGTCATGTATCTTCTATTCCAACAAGCAACTTTGAGAACTTTCAAACACCTTGTACTGGTAGAGGACCTATTAACTCCTCTCTTTCTACATTGGCTATAGGATATGATGAAGCCATTTGGCAGTTATTATGTCTGGAGCTTGACAGGTATGTAAGAGTAGAATCCATTGATGGAGTTCCATACCACAGGCTTGAGAATATTCCTGCACCAGAGATGGGAGATGCTAAGGATAGATTTTCTATGCAATCTCTTAGAGGTATAGTTCCTTGGAACACTCTCTTTGGAAGAGAACAATTCAGACCATTCATTAAACACCTTCTGGAGACTAAGAAGATTAGGTTCAACTATGTCAATGGAAGTTATGGGTTAGGAATGTCTTTCATTGATACAGTAGTTCTTATCAGCAATGAATTTATCAGTTGGTATAATACTGAGTATAACAAACATACTATTGATATTAACTATGCTGACCTTGTTAGTAATGGAATTATCAATGAATGTATTATAACCAATGGTAAAGTTTATGTGCCAAAGCCAGGAAGAGGCAGTAGTAGTGACTATCAGAGATATGTAGGAAGGAAAATCTGTACATTCAAAGGTAGGGATATTACCTTGACTATTGATGGAGTATTGTCCTCAGAGGAGGAATCTCTCAATAGAACAAGGATATTGAATTTACAATATATTGAAGCTATTGTATGTAGCATATTGAGAATATTAAATTATGGATATGGAAGAGAAAGAAGTGAAACCAGTACTGGAGTTAGTCCACAGACAAGATATATTTAAGATTGTCATTCCAACAGAGGTTGAGAAAAAGATAAGATTTTTATGCAAGAACATCTGGGATGTAGAATGGTCAGGTGTATTGTTTTATAAAGTTGAGGGAGCTTTTGAAGATAAATCCCTAACTATCAGATGTGTAGATTTGTTCCAAATGGACATTGGTACAAGTGCATACACTGAATTCAATGTGTCTCCTGATATGGCTACATACATGGTGGACCATCCTGAGTTATTGGAAGAGGGTATATATCAAGGATTAATCCACAGCCATAACAATATGGCTACTTTCTTTAGTGGTACTGATACTGCCACTTTAAGTGCAGAGGGTAATGATATGGCTCACTTTGTATCATTGATTGTAAATAATGCAGGCAAATATACTGCTGGTGTTACAAGGAAGTACAAATGTGTCCAGACTGTATCTGAGAAATATACTTATCCCACTTGGAATGGTGAAGTAAGAGAGGGAGTAGAGACCTTTGACATTGAAGAGGAAAAACTTGAATGGTTCAATTTAGATATAGTATTTGAGGATGCAACTGATGACTTTGAGACTGAAATGATGGAAAGAATCAAAGAAATCAAAGAGTCTAAGAAGAAAGATGTTACTCCTATGTATGGTGGTAGAAACTATCCCCAATATGGTAACTATGGAAAAGCTATTACCCCAACTAAGGAGGTGGGGAGTACATTTCCTATGGATGAAGATAAATACTATGGGGAGAAAAGAGGCTGGTATGACCCTCAAAAAGATAAGCAGGACAAGCAATTACATGCTAAACAAGGTGAGCTGCCTTTTGACCAACCTGAGGAAGAGAATGTTGAAATTCCTTATGGTGTTGTAACAGTTGACCCTGATATAGTTCAGTCTATTGTAAGACAACTTGTCACATCAAGCATTATCATTTCAAATGAAAGTGCAGTTGATGTCAAGAAGTGGGCTAACTCTATGGAGAGTCTTTACAGAAGGAGATTTGGAAGTGTAAAAGAGTTTGAATATTTTGCATCAAACTATGTGGATTACCTTATTAATTATACCTATGATGGTGATGTCATGGCAGTCATTAATAATGATGATTCTGTCATGGCTGCATTATTGGCTTATGATGTAAGGGAAGAACTCAAGAAACTACCAAAGAATCCTTGGTTGAGTGTTTATATCAAATTAATGGATGATTATATTTATTAATTATGGAAGATGAAGTATTAGAAAGTGCTATCAGTCAAATGACTATAGATACAGGAATAAGTGATTTAGGTGCACCTAATGTGTCCACTACTGGTACAATAATGGGAGAAATCCTTAACCATAGTACTCCAGAAGAGACTTTGGTATATAGCTCTGCAAGTGATATAGAATCAGCAGTAGCCCTGTTAAATAGTGGTGAGTGGGAAATAATCCATGAAGAGCAACATGCAAGTGGTGCTTATTTAGTAACCATTGGTGCGGTAGAACCAGAGGTTCCTATGGCTACCATCACCCTTATAGCAACATTGGAAGTATCAAATATGCTACATGATGCTCAGAATACTGAGGATGCTCCATTAGAAATTGATGAACAAGGAGAGGCATTACTTGAAGCTGCATTAGCTGCTGAGGAAGTAGTAATTCCACCTAATTCAGGTAGTTTGCTTGTAGATGAAGCTACAAGTAGATTCAGTGGAGCTATCTGGTATAGTGCCATTCAATCCAAGACTATTACATTAGCTGGTGTAGGTGGTATAGGAAGTTATGTTGGCTTCTTACTTGCAAGACTAAGACCTGCTGGGTTGTATTTATATGACCCAGATATAGTTGAACAGGCTAATATGTCTGGTCAATTATATGGTAGTAGTGATTTGGGACAACCAAAAGTCACCTCTCTTCATAGGATGACACAAATATATGCAAATTACTATAATACTGTAGCATACCAAGAAAGGTTTACTGCTGAAAGTGAAGCTACAGATATTATGATTTGTGGCTTTGATAACATGGAAGCAAGGAGCCTGTTCTTTGATAAATGGGTTGAACATGTGGGTAATAAACCTGAGGGAGAGAGGTCTAAATGTTTATTCATTGATGGTAGATTGGCAGCAGAAGAATTTCAAGTCTTTGCTATTCAAGGCAATGATGAAAGGGCTATAGTTGAATATGGTAGGAAGTGGTTGTTCAGTGATGCAGCAGCAGATGAAACCATCTGTAGTTACAAACAGACAACATTCATGGCAAATATGATTGCATCTGTTATGGTCAATCTGTTTGTAAACTTCGTAGCTAATGAATGTAATCCTATTATAGATAGAGATGTACCTTTTATGACTCAATATTCTGCTGATACAATGTACTTTAAAGTAGAAATGTAATGGCAATAAGTGTACAATTAAACAGACAACTTCATGATATATTCCTGAATAGTGATAATCTTCAAGAACCTAATTATATTAAGCCACATCTTGCATTTGAAAACAATAATGTGTTCAATCTGCATTTGAAAGTAGATATTAGTGGACCAGAGATTGATGTTCCATTGATGTGTAAGACATCAGTTGAGAATGCAATATCCAATAACCAGACCAGTGACTTCAATATAAAGGAGGTAGCTGTTGCATTATTTAACAATAACTATCCTGTAGAAAGAAGAACTGCAAATGCAATCTTCAAGTCATTTCAAATGAGTGATACAAGAGACAGGCTTGTTAAGATTACAACCAATAATGGTAAGGTATATTATGGTGGTAATGGTTATATTCTTGATAAAGACTATAACATATTGATACTGTACACACTTCATGGGGTTATGGGTGATTGGCTTTTACATTATAAGACTGGTAAAATCTATGTGAATCCAAAGGTCTTTGTAAGTAATGGTCTGGTTGAGAAAGGAATCATTAAGACAGTTATTCCTGCATTTGTACAGGAGGGTATTATAGTAGGGAGCAGTAGGGCAGGTATTACTATTCAAGAGATTAATAACCCTATAAGGAATGTATTTGGCTCTATTGTTGATGTAACTGAACCAATACCTGAGATAGTAGTAACTGATGTGACTGATAGGTTTATAATAAAACCTAAAAAGCCAACTCCTTCTACCTTCAATAATGAGGCTATGAATGATTACCTTCTGGAGCACCTTGAGGAAGTTGTGGAAATGACTAAGATAGTATGACATTTGAGGAATATTTTGGTGGATGGGTAAGGGTTATAGATACAAAGGAATTAAATAAGGTAGTAGGGCAGGTAAGTTTAATTAAAAGAGACTTACTTTGTCCTGCATATCCTGATATATTTAAGGCTTTTAATCTATGCCCTTACAATAATCTCAAAGTTGTAATGATAGGACAAGACCCATACCCTCAGAAGGGTGTGGCTACTGGTGTCCTGTTTGGGAATAAGGAGGGAACTAAGTTGTCTCCTTCACTTGAAATAGTTAAAGAGGCTTGCATTAATTTTGAAGTTCCACATAATAGTATTATCTTTGACCCCACTTTAGAGAGCTGGGCTAAACAAGGAGTACTTATGGTTAATTCTGCACTGACTTGTGAAGTCAATAAGGTAGGTAGCCACACAATGATGTGGAGACCTTTCATGACTAAGTTATTGAAGAATCTATCAGAGTGGGATACAGGTATTATTTATGTTCTGTTTGGTGAACAGGCTAAGACACTTAAGCCTTATATCAATAAGAATACCAATATAATACTGGAAGAGAAGCATCCTGCATACTATGCAAGACAAGAAGAGAGGATGCCATCTACTGTATTTCAAGAAGTGAGCAAACTAACTAAAGAGAAATATGGAGAGCCAATTGTATGGTTCTCAGAGTATTAATTACAAAAAAAAAAGTATGAAGAAACTTATTTTTGTGGGAACTGGTAAAGAAGTAAAGATTGGTGATAAACTTTCATTTGGAAGATATATTAATGATAGTTTTATACCTTTCTATACTGTAATTATCAGTGAAAAGAGTATTCCTTTTCTTATTGAGGAAGGTGTAATCAAAGAGGTTGAAACCAATGAAGCTAAAGAAGAAGGAACCCATGTGGACCCCTACTTCTATATAGAACACCTTGCAAAGAGGATTCATTGGAACAAAGACAATTTGCAGAAGTATCTTGCAAACCTTTATACAATTTATCCTGCTGCTGTTCTTTCAATTATGTTGAGAGAAATAGCCATTGTTATGGATGAAAAGTATAAGAACCACATTGAGAATAGCAAGGAGATTTATGTAATCAGCACTCTCAGTGGTGAAATAACAAAGGTCAAGAACTTGGATAGAATCAAGAACTTCAAGAATTTTGCTGCATTCAGGACATTGGATGATGCTCTTGCAGCTAAACATATCTTGAAAGACCCTATGAAACAAATGTTTAAAAGAGGTGGAAAACAGAAGGATTGAATATAGGAGTATTCCTGATTTTCCTAAATATAAAGTGAGTAATGTGGGTACAGTCATATCTACAGACTATAATCATACTGGGGAAACAAGAGAAATATCTCAAGGTTCTCAAAGTGCTGGTTATAAATTTGTAGTGTTGTGTAATGGAGGAATAAAGAAGCATTTCCTTGTACACAGACTTGTTGCAGAAGCATTCATTCCTAACCCAAACAACTATCCTTACATAAATCATAAGGATGAAAGTAAAGATAATAATTGTGTGGATAATTTGGAATGGTGTAATAATTCTTATAATGCTTCTTATGGAAATGGGGCAGTTAGTAGAATTAACTCACTTAGGGTAATTAAGTCCAAAAGAGTAGCAAAATGTAACTTTGATATGGAAATTATTGAAGAGTTTGAATCTGTTTTAGAGGCTAAAGCTAAAACAGGAATAAACAATTCTAAAATAGGAGAATGTTGTAATGGAAAGAGAAGAAGTGCAGGTGGTTACAAATGGAAGTGGTTATAATAACAGGAGAATCAGGAATGCTACTCCAGAAGAGTATGGTGATATAAAGTTTAAATCCAAGATTGAGGCAATGGTCTATAGGACCTTGCTTCAATATGGGTTTGAGCCTGAATATGAAACCCATACTTATACAATCTGGGAAGGATTTAGACCTACTGTACCTTTTTACACCCGTAATAAAGCTAAGGCTACAATACTAAACCTTAAGAAGCTAATTAATATTACTTATACCCCAGATTTCTACATGGAGTATCAAGGATTAAAGATAATAATTGAAGTCAAAGGTCAGGTCAATGATGTGTTCCCTTACAAATTCAAGATGTTTAGGAAACATATAGAAGATTTGCCAAATAGAGAAAATTATCTTATCTTTGAGGTCTTTACTAAGAAACAACTCTTAGAATTTATTCAAATTATTAAAGATGAAGCCAATAGAAGAATGGAAACCAATACCCAACAGTGTTTACTTAATCAGTAACACTGGATTAGTTAAAGATTCCCTAACAGAAGAACTAAAGGTTCAATATGATAATGGGACTGGATATAAATTTGTTACTATCAAAATAAATAACAAGTTTGTAAATCAGTACATACACAGATTAGTAGCTCAGGTTTTCATTCCTAATCCTAACAATTTACCAGAAGTGGACCACATTGATACTTGTAGAGATAATAATGTATCTACAAATCTTAGATGGTGTAACAGAAGTCAAAATTGTTGTAATATTCTAACCAATGCCAAGATGTCAGAAGCTAAATTAGGTGGTAAAAACCCTAAGGTTATGCTTGGTAGAACTGGGGATAAAAGCCCTCTATCCAAAACTGTACTACAACTTGGTTTGGATGAAAATATTATAAAGGAATGGGTAGGAGTGAGAGAAGCTGCCAGAACTTTAGGTATCAACTATGGAAATCTTCAACAATGTTGTATTGGTAAAAGGAACTCTGCTGGTGGTTTTAAATGGAAATTCAATGAATAGTATAGAAAGAATGAGGAAATTGCTGGGCAGTTTACCAAAGAGTGATATAACTTTAGGTGAACAGTTCATTCAGAGCAGAGATTTTGAGTCACTCAAGGACTTAGTGGATTCAGCAATCCACAAGGTTAGGAAGCACAAAGCCAGAAAAGATGAAGAAGGTGGAGTGCCACCTAAACAAGAGTATCTTGATGTGGACTTGACAGAGTTAAATAATTTAAAAGCTGAGGTAGAGGTGTATTTAACCCAGCTTGAAGTTTCCAGTAATGAATGGGAAGAAGACTTAGAGGATGATTATGATTATGGAGAAGAGTATTGAAGAACTATCTTGGAATGTAACAGAGGAAGAGTACAGGAAAGACCCTGCAATCAGCTATAGTACATTATCAAGATTTGAAAGGGAAGGTTGGAGAAAGATAGGTTCATTATTTGATAAGATAGAGACACCTGCATTACAATTTGGAAGTGCAGTGGATTGTATGCTTACTGATGGTGAACAGGCTTTCAATGACAGGTTTATTGTCTGTGAGTTTCCTAACTTATCAGATAATTTAATCACTATTACAAAGGCACTGTTCTCAAAGTATGGAGAAACTCACAGAAGAGTAGATACCATTGATGATGATATTATCAGTGATGTGGCTGTTACCAATGGCTACTATGCAGGGGATTCTTATAGGGCACTCAGAATCAAGAAAGTAAAGGAAAGCTGTAATGAATATTATAGTTTACTTGCACTTGCAGGAGAGAAGACTATCTTGTCTCAAAGGGATTATAATGATGTAATGTCTTGTGTAAATGAGCTTACAAGTAACTCAGTTACAAAGGATTTCTTCTTTACTGACCCTTGGGATAGCAGTATTGAGAAGGTGTTTCAGCTCAAATTTAAAGCTGAGTGGAATGGAATACCTATCAGATGTATGTTTGATGAATTGATTGTTGACCATGTAAATAAAGTGATATATCCTATAGACTTAAAGACTACAGGGCATCCAGAGGAGGAATTTGATGGGTCATTTGCTACATGGAGATATGATATTCAAGCCAAGCTATATACATATATCCTTCAAGAGTGCATTAAGAGAGACCCTTATTTCAGTCAGTTCAAGATTCAGCATTATCAATTTGTTGTAATCAACAGAAGGACAATAGCTCCTGTTATTTGGGAATTTCATGGGAACTTTGGTATGGTGGATTTAAAGGATGAAGAAGGTAAGATTTACAGGGATTGGAGAAAGATTCTCTCAGACCTTAATTATTATCTTGGTAATCCTAATCTGAAATATAGTAAGGAAGTAATGGAAAATGATTGTATTATGCAAATAAAGAATTTAGTACCAGCATGGCAGTAATTAAAAGAGATGGTAGTAAGGAAGACTTTAATGTTGAAAAGATTGCATCAGCAGTTGATAAAGCATTTAAGTCTGTGAATCAAATAACTCCTACAGTAATACATGAAGCTATAGTAAATTTATTTAAGAATAGAGATATTATAGGTGTGGAAGAGATTCAGGATGAAATTGAGAAGTTGTTAATTCAGTACAACTGTGCTTCTGCTGTGAGGGCATATATCCTCTATAGAGAGAAACATAAGGAGGCAAGAGAAATCAATGACAGGCTGAATTACATGGAGAAATACAGTAAGTCAAATGAGAATGCAGCAGCTTCATCAGAGACAGATGCAAATGCAAATGTAACTATGAAGAATGTAGTGACTCTTGAATCTGAGGTTCCTAAAGTCAAAAACAGGGTTATTCAGAGAATGAGGATGAAGAACAAGCTGAATATATTATTTCCAGAAGTGGCTAAAAAGTATGAGGAGGATATTAATCATCATATTATTTATATCCATGATGAAGCAAGTTCAGCAGTTCCAAAGAACTATTGTGAGGCAGTTTCATTATATCCTTTAGTAGCAAATGGCATTAAAGATATGGATGGAGTAACTCCTAAGACAGCTAATCATTTGTCAAGTTTCTGTGGACAATTTAATAACCTTGTGTTCTTATTGTCAGCTCAATGTAAAGGTGCTGTAGCTTTTGGGGAGTTCTTTAACTACTTTGATTATTTCTGTGTCAAGGACTATGGTCCTGAATATCACTTGAAGGAAGAAGTATATGCAGATTCTGAACATGTGATAGACAGAAAGACTATAGGACAGAAGATTGAAGCAGCATTTCAGACTATTGTTTATTATATCAATCAGCCTGCACAGAACAGAGGATGGCAATCTCCTTTTACTAATGTGAGTTACTATGATAAGTATTATTGGGAGGCTTTATTTAAAGACTTCTATTTCCCTGATGGAACACAACCTTCATGGGAAAGAGTATCTTATCTACAAAAGAAATTCATGCAGTGGTTCAATGAAGAAAGAACTAAAGCTATGCTGACATTCCCTGTTGAAACTATGGCATTACTCACAGATAAGGAAGGCAACTATATGGATGAAGAATATAAGAACTTTACAGCAGAAATGCACTCTAAAGGTCATTCATTCTTTGTTTATATCAGTGATAATCCTAATGGTCTTGCTTCTTGTTGCAGACTAAGAAATGAAATTGAGGAGAATGTATTCAGTTTCACTAATGGTCTTACAGGTGTAAAGACTGGTAGCTGTAATGTTATTACTCTGAACATTAACAGGATTGTACAGGATGCTCAAAAGCAATGGTATATTGATTTAAAAAATAATAGAATACCTGCTGGACAAACCTTTAATAATGATGAAAATTGTTATTTAAGGAACTATCTTATTGATATTCTTGAAAGAGTCTATAAGTACCATATAGCTTATAAAACTATCTTGTATGAGTGGGAAGAGAGGGGTATGTTCAATGCTTCTACTGCTGGTTATGTTGGTATGAGAGATTTGTTCTGTACTATTGGTATCAATGGTATCAATGAAGCTGCAAGATTCTTAGGTATGAAAGTATCCTACAATGAAGATTACAAGCAGTTTTGTAGATTAATCACTGGTACTATCAGTGAGCAGAATAAGCTACATAACAGTAAGAAGTTTAAGTTCAATACTGAATTGGTTCCAGCAGAAGGTCTTAGTTCTAAGAACTATAACTGGGATAAAGAAGATGGATATTGGGTTCCTGATGATACTAAAATCTATAATAGCTACTTCTATAATGCTTGGGATGATAATACAAGTATTCTTGATAGATTTAAACTGCATGGAAAGGAGTTTACAGAGCTTCTTGATGGTGGTGTAGGTCTTCATTGTAATCTTGAAGAACATCTAAGCAAAGAACAATATCTCAAGTTAATGGACTTTGCAGCAGAGAAGGGAACCTCTTATTTCACTTATAACATTCCTAATAGTGAGTGTACTAATGAAAAGTGTCATTATATTACTAAACATGCTATGGAGAAATGTCCTAAGTGTGGTTCTCCTATGGAGATTTGGACAAGAGTTGTAGGGTTCTTGAGACCAGTAAGTAAATATGATGAAGGCAGACAATGGGATGCAACTAAAAGAGTGTATAAATGAAATATGTAGATACTAAAGTAGTAATGCAAGAAGTTCCTGATGAAATCACCTTAGCCATAAATATAAGTAATTGTCCATGTCATTGTAAGGGCTGTCATAGCTCTTACTTGGCACAGGATATAGGAGAGGACTTAAGCATTGAAAGACTAACACAGTTAGGTACTGAGGCAGAAGGAATCACTTGTATTGCTTTTATGGGAGGTGATGCAGACCCTAAGAGAATCAATAGATTAGCTAAATGGGTTAAAGAGGAACTTGACTTGAATGTATGCTGGTATAGTGGCAGGGATGAAATAAGTGATGAGATTAATCTTGCTAACTTTGATTATATCAAGATAGGTCATTATGATGAAGAAGCTGGACCACTATATAAGCCCACTACTAATCAGAGAATGTATAAAGTGAGTAGGTTCTTTGTGAATCCTGTTCTTGTGGATATAACAGATAGATTTTGGAATGAAGATTGAAACTAAATATAGTATGGGAGATGCTGCCTTTGTTATGCACAATAACAGGGCAGTTCCCATAAAAATCATGGGAGTACATTATTCTCTTGATGTATATAAAGGTGAGCATATTAGTTATGCAAGTGATATAGTAGGTTCTGGTGGTCCAATCAGGTTTGAGGAAAAGTATGTATTTAAAACCAAAGAAGATTTGTTGAAATCATTATAAGTTATGGAAGAATGGAGAGATATTGAAGGATATGAAGGGTTATATAAGGTATCTTCATTAGGTAGAATAATGTCAGTTGGAAGAACTTTTAGGACTGGGAAGAATGGAACAAGATTGTGTGTTCTACCAGATTCTATAAAGAAAACTGTTGTTAACAACAAAGGATACTTAAGGGTTTCGTTAAATAAGGATGGAAAACTAAGAAGTTTTCTTGTTCATAGATTAGTAGCTCAGGTTTTCATTCCTAATCCTAACAATTTGCCTGAAATAAATCATAAAAATGAAATAAAGTCATGTAATGAAGTTAGTAACCTTGAATGGTGTACTACTAAATACAATGTGCACTATACAGGAGCTTATGAATGGAACATGCCTAAGGCATGGGAAGCTGCAAGAAAACCTGTTATTCAAATGGATTTGGAAGGCAATTTTATCAAGGAGTGGGATTCTGCTATTGCAGCAGGGAAAACTTTGAGATTAAGTCAGGGTAATATCTCTTCATGCTGCCTTGGAAAAAGAAACAAATGTGGAAATTTTAAATGGAAATATAAAAATGAGAATTAAAGTAAAAGAAATCACCTCTGGATGTTTTCCTGTGAGAACAGGAGAGGATAAATCAGATTGTTTTGACTTATGTCTGGCAGAAGATGTAACCTTGAAGAAAGGTGAAGTCTATGTTGCAAAGTTAGGTATTGCAACTGAACTTCCTAAGGGAATTGTAGCTAAAGTTTATAGCAGAAGCAGTGCTCCAAGTAAGTTAGGAGTAACTATTGCTAATGGTCTTGGATTCATTGATACCATTTATAATGGTGATACTGATGAATGGAGAGCACCATTATATGCTTTTAAGGCTGTAACAATTCCTAAAGGCACAAGAGTATGTCAGTTTGAGGTTAAATTATCTCAGTTTGCTACTGTATGGCAGAAGATAAAATGGCTATTCTCTTCAAAACCACTTCTGGAGCCTGTGGATTTCCTTGGAAATGAAGGCAGAGGTGGTATTGGTAGCACAGGAAAGTAATCACTAAAAAAACATGAAACATGGAGTTTGTATGGAAAATTGTAGCAATGATAGTGGTACTGGCTTGTGCAGCCATTATTGCAGGAGTTGTTAATCTAATAATGAACAGGAGGAAGATAGACCCTAAAGTAGGAAGAATTTCATTTAGAGAGTCTATGGATTTGGTTGAATTGCCAATTGTCACATTTATGAATAATGGCAAGAAACTGAACTTCCTGCTGGATACTGGAGCATCCTATTCTTCAATTAATGAAGCAGCTCTGGAAGGGTTATCTTATGAAGAGACTGGAGAGAGTGGCTTTGGTATGGGAATTGAGGGTAATATTAAAGAGGACAGAGGTTATATCAGAATGAATGTTGATTATAGGAGTGCAAGCTATGAGGATGATTTCCAAGTAGTTGACTTAAGTCAGGCATTTGGTATGATTAAACAGGAGTATGGTATTAACCTGCATGGAATCTTGGGTAGCACTTTCTTCCAGAAGTATAGGTATGTGCTGAATTTTGATGAATTAGTAGCATATTCAATGGTATGAAAGACTTAATAGAGTTAAAATCAAGGTATGAAGAACACAATTATCTTAGGAAATTAGCTAAACCAGATGGTAGTGAATCAAGGACTTATATGTTAAAGACTTCTACATATACTATGAGGAGTGGAATGACAGATAAGAAGAAAAAGTTCATAGACCCATCAGGTGGTCCAATGATAGTTGAGGGAGAATATCTTGAAGAAGCTGGGGCAGTAGTTAAATCTATAGACCATGTAATGGGTCAAGGTTATGCTATTACCTTTGAAGTCACACCAGAGGAAGAGAAAGAGTTGATTGATGCAATAGTGAATATATGATTTATGTAGTAACTCAACAGATACTGCCTGAATCTGACAAGTATGAGATAATATCTCCACAAGCTGCATTATACATGCTTAAACCTCTTAGAAAGGTTGGCTTAGATACTGAAACCAAAGGGTTTGACCCATATACAAAAGAACTCATAATGCTCCAGTTGGGGTGTTATGAGTTTCAAGTAGTAATTGACATAACCACTGTAAGTATAGAATTCTTTAGAGAGTTCTTAGAATCTGATAGGCTGTTTATTGGTTGGAATATTAAGTTTGACTTAAAGTTCTTACTACATCAGAGGATAGTTGTAAAAGATTGTTTTGATGGCTTCTTAGCAGAGAAACTTATGTGGTTAGGTTATCCCTCAGGTATTCACTCTATGGCTTTAAAAGCAGCAGGAGAGAGATATTTAGGGGTTGAATTAGACAAGACTGTTCGTGGTAAAGTAATGTGGGCTGGTCTTTCAGAAGATGTAATTGAGTATGGTGCAAATGATGTAAAGTATCTGGAGAAAATCATGGATGCACAAATGAAGGAACTTGAAAGAAGAAACCTTCAAACAGCAATAATCTATGAGAATAAGTCTGTTAATTGGGTAGCTTATACTGAATATTGTGGTGTTAGATTAGACACTGAGAGGTGGAGATACAAGATGACTCTTGATAATTTTACTGCAAAAGTGTTTGAAGATGCACTAAGTGATTGGGTAGTAGCTGCTGCAAAGGGTGAACCCTTTGCCTATCACTATTTACAAGTGGAAGGATGGTCAGACCCTAAAGAATTAGACAGAGCCAGAGAAAAGATGCAAGGTGAAAGATGTCCAGAGGCAGATATTAAAGGACCTACAAGAGGGTACTTTGAAGCATGGAAAGTGCCTGTGGATACAAGGCTGAGTACTAAGTATATCAAAGAAGACCTTCAAGGTGACTTATGGAGTGGTTTTAATAATAAGCCTATTTGCTTGATTAATTGGGATAGTCCTAAACAGGTTATCCCATTATTCAAGCATCTTGGTTTTGATTTATTAGCCAAGGATAAAGAAACAGGTGAATTCAAGGATAGTGTTGGTGCAGAAGTTATAGAGCCTCAGCAAGACAAATCTACAATTGCCTATCTTTATTTACAATATAAGGCAGCTAAGAAAGTTACTTCTACCTATGGTCAGAATGTAATTGACCAGATAAACAGTGTGAGTGGTAGAGTACATACCAACTTTAATCAGCTTGGAACAGATACAGGAAGGCTTAGTTCAGGTGGTAAGGATAAAAGTAACAAGATTGAATATCTTAACTTTCAGAACTTTCCAGCAGACCCAGAAACAAGAGCTTGTTTTGTAGCAAGTAAAGGGATGAAATGGATTTCTTGTGACTATAGTGGGCAAGAGTCAAGAATTATTGCAGATGTAACCAATGACCCAGCTATGATTGACTTGTTCAATAATGGTTGTGGTGATATTCACTCTCTGGTAGCCAAGATGTCTTATCCTGAGGTAATAGGTAATTGTCCTATAGAAGAGATAAAGTATAAGTTCAAACATTGGAGAAGTGAAGCTAAGGGTGTTGAATTTGCCATTAATTATGGTGGTGATGCCAACACTATTCATGGTAATAAGGGTATTCCTCTTGTAGAAGCCAATAAGATTTATAATAACTACATGAAAGGTTTTAAAGGTATGAAAGTGTATCAGGACAGACAGAGAAAGTTTGTCATGGAACATGGATATATCATTACTGATTTTTCAAGTGGAAGAAAGGCTTATATCTATGATTATGACATATTAATGGGTATAAAAGCAAGGTTCAATCAAGAGTATTGGGCTACTTATAAACCTTATAAAGGCAAAGAGAATAAGTTGCTTCCTAAACAGGTAAAGAATGAATTATATCAGAGATTTGCCAGAGGAGACAGCTTTAATTCTATGGTAGGAGTATATCATTATACAACCAAAAAAGCAGGAAAAGATACTGTCAGAGAGGCTTATGTAAATATAGCTGATGTGTATGTGCATCCTGTAAGACACTTCTTCAAGAGGAAGTCTGCATCTGAAAAGCAAGCAATCAATTACCCTTGTCAAGGGTGTGGTGCTACCATGTTCAAGACTGCATCCATCTTCTTATGGGAATATCTTGTAGAGCATGATTTGTTATTCAAGATAAAACTGTGTATTCCAGCACATGATGAATGGAATATAGAGGTTCCAGAAGATATGGCTGATGAAATGACAGAGGTATTGAAGGATTGTATGAAGAGGGCAGGAGCTTTCTTCTGTAGAAAAGTAGAACTCCCTGCTGAGGGAGAACCAGCAGATTTTTGGATTCATTGATATGGAAATTTGGCAAGTTTTTGTTTTGACAGTGGTAGTGGTAGGAGTACTTTGTGGTGCTATCTACCTTGCCCACTTGATAAACTGCAAAGAAAAAGAGAGAATCTATGTCTATCCTAAGACTAAAAATCAATACTATGCTAAAGGTGTAGTAAAGATGAAGGACACTGATAGTGGTGAATGGATAGATGCAGTTCTTTATATGAGCCTCAAGAATAGTCATTATTATGTCAGGGATAAGAGGCAATTCCTTGACAAGTTTGTAACTTTAAAAGATTGGGAAAAGAATGGAGGAAATGATAAAAGCAGCAGAGGAGAATAAGTTGCCAGAATCAGCTAATCACTTTAAAGAGATAGCAAAAGGAATGATTTCTACTTATGTTAGGAAAAATCATGATTATGGTAATTCCTTTGACAAGTCTTTGGATAAGTTTGGTTTGGTGGCATCAGTAGTAAGGATTGGAGATAAGATGAATAGAATTGAATCTCTGGTCCAAAAGAAGGCTATGGTACAAGATGAATCTATTAGAGACACATTGCTTGATATGGCTAATTATGCCATTATGACAGTAATGTGGATGGATAATCAGAATAAAACTTGTAAAGTATGATTATAGCAGTAGATTTTGATGGAACTTGTGTTACACATGAGTTTCCATATGTGGGAAAAGAAATAGGAGCAGCAGAAGTCTTAAAAGAGTTGACTGATAAAGGTCATAAGATTATACTGTTTACTATGAGGAGTCATCAATTAGATGGAGCAAAAGAAACTGAGGAGTTTGGTTATGGTAAGACTGAACCAGAAAAATTACCAAGTGATGGATTGCAAGATGCAATAGATTGGTTCAAGAAACATGATATTCCTTTATTTGGTGTAAATGAAAATCCAACTCAAAAAGATTGGACTTCATCACCTAAACCTTATGCTCATATCTATATTGATGATGCAGCTTTAGGAGTTCCATTGAAGCAAGATTCTCTTTCTGAGAGACCTTATGTAGATTGGGATATAGTCAAGTATCATCTTCATGCAAAGAATATATTATGACATTGAATGAAAAGATAGGTGTCATTCTAAGACAACACAAAGAGGGGGAGGAATTCTTCAATGCTCTTGACTTTATGATTAAGGGGGATAGAAGCATACTTGAAGATTTCCTTCACTTCTTTATGAATGATGCTGGAAGAACCTTAGAATTAACTAATACTGGATTAATTGTTAGTGGAGGCTTTGGTAATGCCATTATGACAATGTATGGTGACAGATTGACTGAAACTTTTAAAGAAGTAATTGTCACTAATGGTGGTATCAGACTTGGTAATGAAGCAGCTATATTCAAAGATAAGTTGCTGTGCAAGAACTGGATATTCATTGATGATTCTTATTATTTAGGAAGAACAAGAGCTGGTATCTCAGTTGCTTTGAGAACTATTAGACCTGATGCTTCAATTTGTGAAACTTATGTTATCTATGATGGAAGTATGGGTAGAGCAGATAAAGTAAAAAGTATGTATAGATATAATAGATAGTATGGCAGGACAAGGAATTTATTGTGGACCTAATGATATTACCCCTAACAGAGATAGGGTAAATGTAGGTTGTGCTCCTGATGGAGCTTTACAACTCTGGGTTATGGAGTATGAAGTTACTGGTGTAGGTAAAGGATGTGCCATGTGTAAAGCCACTAATCCCCAAGAAGCAGAAATGCTCTTGAAGAGTAATGGTATATACAATGGTAGTTCATATCTGTATAAAGTAACAAGAATTGAGCAGGTTATTGTACCACCTTGTAATGGTCTTATGGCTGAACAAGTGGTAACTTATAAAGATGTAGTATCATGAATAAGAAACTTAGGTTATTAGTAACAACTAAATGTCCTAACAAATGTCCCATGTGTTGTAATAACTCATGGGATTTTTCATCTTTACCAATAGTGGATAGATGGGACTATGAAGAGATAATGATAACTGGAGGAGAACCTTTGATTCATACTAATAAAGTAGCTGAATTAATAAGGTCTATTCAAGTTATCAGTGAAGTTTATACAGATATTCCAAAGGTATATGTGTACACTTCAATAGCTGCTTGGGATAGGGTAAGAACTATATTAGCTTATGCAGATGGTATAGTCCTGACTCCACACAGCCAGAGTGATATTGACAGATTTGTGGAACTGAATAATATGATGCAAGAGGTTAAAGAAACTAAATCTGATTTTATTAAGGGAAAATCACTTAGACTTAATCTCTTTGCTGATATGAAACTTCTCCTTCCTGAGCACATTGATTTGTCACTGTGGAATATCAAGGAAATGGAGTGGGTAAAGGATTGTCCAGTACCACAGGGTGAAGATTTCAGAAGGATTAAGGAACTTTGGTGATGAAGCAATTTACACATAGAGAGTTTGTTAGGGTGGTAGTAGCCAATGGTTTCTATTATGACAGACATAATGGAGACCATGCTATCTACCTTAATGAAAAAGGCAGACATATTAGCATCCCATTAAAACTTGAAAGTGTTATTGCAAGAAGATTAATCAAAGAGAATAATTTAGAGATAGATATTAAGAAACTTAAAAAGGAGAAGAGAATGAGTAATGCACCATTAGGGGCTGATGAAGACCCCAGAGCACCTTGGAACCAACCTCTTGATGTAAAGCATAGAAGGTTTGTGAGTGTTACTTTATCATATTATGATGAAGTGGAATTACCTCCTGATGCAGAGGAGGAACAGATTAAAGAAGCTCTTGAAGAGAAGGTGAGGAAACAGGACTTTCCTAAGAAAGTTGATTTTGATGAAATTGTAATATTAGATGAATAGTTATGAAATTAATTAAACCAAGTTTTGAGATTTGGGAGCAGGAAGCTGGTCTTAATGGAGTCTTTAGACAGATAGAGAGAGCAGGCAGAGTATGTTATAAATCTGAAGATAAAATATCAGAGAATACATATAAAGAGTTTGTAGATAGAATGATTAAATCAGGTCATGGTGCTATGTTAGAACACGGTACTGTGTATTTAAAGTGTAAAACATATATCTCAAATTTATATATACATCCTGAGGATGGTCAAGAAGAAGATTCAAATGATTTGTGTAAATATTTTGATTCTCCATATTCAAAAATGTATGACGATGGTGAGTGGATATATGTTACTACTAACTACAGAGTACTTGTAGAGAATAACTGGCTTGATGATTTACAATATATCTGTGAACCTACAGAGTTCCATGAAAAGAGATATACTGTTAAGTTTATCTGTGATAGGGGTGTAAGTCATGAATTCGTAAGACATAGAGTAATGTCTTTTGCTCAGGAAAGTACAAGGTATTGTAACTACAGTAAGGATAAGTTTGGTAATGAAATTACTTATATTCTTCCTCCTTGGATGGATGATAAGCAGTTAGGGGAACAAAACTCTCAAGAACTTCTTATTCAAATAGGTAGTTTAAGTAATCCTACATATTCACAGGAGGACTTGAATGAGTTATACTTCTTATTTGGTCTTGCTTCTTCTGAGGTGCAATACTTCAATCTTATTGATAATGGTTGGAAACCACAGGAGGCAAGGGCTGTATTACCTAATAGTCTTAAGACTGAATTAGTAGTAACTGGTTTTGCAAGTGATTGGGAACACTTCTTCAAGTTAAGAGATGCAGGTAGTGCACATCCACAAGCAAGAGAATTGGCACAGCCTCTACATGAAGAGTTTATTAAAAGGAACTATATTGTATAACTAAAAAAAACAATGGCATTTGGAAGTAAGAAACAAGCAGTTATTGCGAAGCCTTCATTTAAAGAAAGGCTGACTGGAGTGAAATCAATGTTTAAGAAAGCACATGAAGATGCCTCAAAGTTGAGTGCAGAAATGCAGGCTGACATTGATAGTAAGAAACAAAAGGTAAAACTTCTTGAGGATGAAATAGGTTTCATTTCTGAAACTCAGAAAGAGACTCAAGAGTTTATGTCAAATCTTGAAAAGTTCATTTAATGAGAACAAACTTAATTAAAGCAAAAGAGCTGCCTAAAGTAGCAGAGAGTTCTGCTACTGATGGTATGCTTGACATGGTTATTGCATTTGATACAACTGGCTCTATGTCAGCTTATATTAATGCAGTTAAGAACCATGTGAAAGAGTTAGTACCAAAGTTATTTGGTTCCAATCCAGATTTAAGGATTGGTATTGTGGCTTTTGGTGACTATTATGACATGAAGAGTAAAGATAATTTTGGTAAGGCTTACCAAGTATTAGACCTGACTAATGATGAAAACAAGATTATTGAATTTATCAACAAGGCTCAAAACACAAGTGGAGGTGATGGTGATGAGTTCTATGAATTAGTTATTAAGAAAATCACTGAGGAAACTTCATGGAGAGAAGGTTCAACTAAAGCTGTACTACTTATTGCTGATGCACAACCTCATAGTGTAGGTTACAGCTATAAGAATATTGTGAATAAAGCTCAGATTGATTGGAAAGAAGAAGCTAAAAAGGCTGCTGAGAAAGGTATCAAATTTGATACTATGACCATTGAACCTATGTATGTTAAGTGGTATCAAGAACTTTCTGCTATTACCAATGGTATTAGTGTTCCTTTCAAGAATAGTAGTAAAACTTCTCAGGTAGTTGAAGCTGCTGCATTAAGCAGAGGAGGAACAAGGACTAAGGCTCTATATGAAGCTACTATGGATTTCTTTAAAGGGGATGCAGAAATGACAGCAGTATATAATGCTTATTCAAAAGAAGTAACAGATTAAAATCAAGAACAATGAAAATCAATATTAAAGAGATAGCAGTAGGTGATGTATTCTCAGAAGAGTCACATTACATTGTTGAAGAGATTGGTAAAGATACAATCAAATTCAAACATACAGAGAGTGGAAAGTCAGTTACATTAGGTTATGGTTATGTTCAAGACCTGCTTAATACTTCTGACCAATATGACAAAGAAGTAAAATTGACTAAGGAAGATAAGAAAGATGGTACTCCGGGTATAAGGACAATCTTTGAGGGTATCAAATCTTCTGAGGTATTCACTGTTGTGTTCCAAAAGCAGGATAAGAATAAGACCAAGAAGCAATATGAAGCTGAAAGGGAAGCCCAAAGAGAAGAAGCTGTAGCTATTATTGACAAGGCTAAGGAGCAGAAGAAGTCAATGGCTGAGGCTTATAAACTTGCATTGGAACATATTCAGAATAACCCTATTAAGGACTTCATTGAAGGGGAAGATAGGGTACTGAGAGGCTACAAGATGCAGTTTGTTTCCAGAGATGGTAAGTACAAATGTATGGATATGGATGTTGTAAGAGGTCCAAAAGAAACTGGTGAAAGGCTTGTCAACATAAATACCATTAAGCAACTTATCTTCAATGGAGTTAAGTATGTAGTTGAGTAACAGTTAGGGGAGCTAAGTCTCCCCTTTCTTATTTTTAAAGAGTTTGGTTTACCTCTCAAAAAGAAAACCCTTAATAACTTGCATATTAAGAAAACAACCTTTATATTTGCACATAAATTTAATTATAAATCTATAACAAGATGAGTAAAAGATGTATCACAACTAATTCTACAATAGAAGAATTGGCTGCTAAATTACAGGGTGAAACTATAGAATCAGTCAAGGGACTTGTTGAGCTGTGGCAAGACAAGAATAATAAGGACTGGGACACTTATCCTACTGCTTCTGAACTAAATAACTTTAGGGTAGAACTAAGGAAAGGTAAGGATGAAATGGTAGAAGCCTTAGATAAGGCACTCTCACCTTCATTTGAAGCACCAAGGATTTCAAGTGTAGAAGAACAAGCTAAAGTAGATTTGGACTTTGACCCAAGAACAAGAAGAGACAGGGTTAGTCTGATTGCAAGATTCTTTAGCAATGAAATAGATACAGCACTGCAAGAACACAATGATACTCTTAATAAGAGAATTGCTGATGCTGAGAAAGAAGGTGATGTACTTGCTGTCAATGAACTGAAAGAAGAGCTTAACTCTCTTGATAGGTTCAAAATAATCAAGTTATATACACCTGCTGGCTTATTTAGTAGAGTGAGGGATTACTTCAACAACTATATACTTGACTCTGAGGAGAATAGGATACAATCAGAGCTTAATGCTATTAATAGCATTAAAGGAGCTGAGAGATATAGTGATGAACAGAAGTATGAAGCTGCAAAGAAGAAAGCATTATATAAAACTAATGCTTACCAGAAGGTAGTAGATAACTTCAAACCCTTGGCTGAGGAAGCAAGTACTATACTAATAGCCACTGAGGGGATTAGGATTGACCCTAATTATATTGCCCCTAAAGATGCCAACCTCAATAATGATACTCCAGAGGGAGAAAGTACAGTAGATGAACAAGCTGATGATTTTGCTAAGGATGAGGCTTTCAAGGATGGATGGATGACTAATTATAGAGAAGTAAGCTCTCATGAGTCTCTAAGTCAAGAAGTTAGAAAGGTAATCAGAGAGATACCCCAACTTGACTACAGAGGTAAGTATGATAAGGATGATTTAGGAAATCTAAGATTTCTTGATGCAGACTATGTTCATGCAACCCTTATAGATAAGCTCAGGGATATGATTACATCTGATGATATGTTACCACTTCTGGAGACTCTGGGTAATACCAAGCCTTGGACTAAGCAAATAGTCAAAAAACTACAGGCTGAGCCTAAACTATTCAGTCAGTTCTATCAGGATTTCAGAAAGGACTTTATGCCTTACTGGATTCAGAAGAAGAAACTACAGGCTGATGGTACTTTCAAGATGGAAACTATTGCTATCAATAAGCCTGAGGGTGTCTATTATCTGCTTGATGAATGGAGGGATAACTATGAGAATGGTAATCTTCTTGATGATGATAGTATCTATGATAAGAATGGAGACTTGAATCTTGAGAATGCAGAGAATGGTCTTAAATGGACTGAGGCTCTCAATAGCAGGTTTACCAATCTTAGTACAGAACAAAGGTTGGAACTTCTACAAGATGAAAAGGTATGGAAGACATTGAATAAGCTCCTTAATATGATTGGTATCAATGCTAATCAAGGTGTATTATTAGATGCTCTGACCAATATAAAGCAATATGAAGGTGGTACTGCAACAGACCCAATTATGTTGCTTCTTCCTCAATTAAACATTATATTCAGTGGTGTAAAGAAAGGTGAGGTTAAGTCTGAGACTCTTGAAGATGGAACTGAAAAGAGAGGGGATTTAATTAATACCTTTGGTTCTGCTTACAACAGTATAGCTATGATGCTTGCAGAAGTAACAGAGGATGCTATTGAAAGTAGTGTGAGGGAAAATGATAAGTCATACTATAGCCATGTTACTCCTAACTATCTTGGCAAGTTGATTAAACAGCTTAAGAATGTTATGGGTAATGAAGCAAGGTTCAATGAATTTATTGAAAATGGATTTAAACAATATGAATGGTTCTATAAGGATGGCAGATGGAGAAATGACTGGATTGAGCAACTGGTGAATAACCCTGAAATGAGAAGAGGATTGAGCCATAAGGTTCTTCTTAACTCAGATAAGGTTGCATATCAGAACTGGGATGATTTGGATTATACCTTAGTATTACTGACAGAATACTTTGGAGACCCTGATAACAGTAAATCTGATATTCAGTGGGCTAATTATCATGTGCCAATTCTTTCAGAGAGTCCTTCTGCTGAGTTCATTAGATTCAGAAAGTATGACAATCATAGCATCATTGGAGAAGATGGTGAGTATATGAAGTATGATGATATTATCCTTGATAGAATGGTTGACTTGGTTAATCAAGAGGTAGATAGAATAGCTCTTGTAAACCAGAGGGATATTGAATATCAAAAGGGTAATCCTAACATTGCTCCTATTGCAAACTATGATATAGTAAGGAAGAAAGATGGTACTATCAAGAGTATTGGTGGTGCTGAGTTTAAGTTCCTTACAGCTCTGAATGATGTAAGATATGACAATGGTGAAACTTTCCTTGACAGGTTCCAGAGAATCCAGAATGAAGGAACTGGTGCTGAATTAAGAGAGTTCATCAGAGAGTCAGTGAGAGAAGCTCTTGATAATGAGTTTGAACAGACTTATAGGGAATGGGCTAAGGCTGGATTACTTGAAGAACTTCCTAATGGCAAGTATAAGTATCTTGGGGTGATTGGTGTAAATGCTGGTCAAAGTTCCTATAATAGGAACACAGCAACTTCTTTGAACAATGCTAAGAAGGCTCTTGAAGGAATGTGGACTACAGAGATGGATATTCTTTTAAGGGATTACAACAATAATAATCCAGTAGATGATAGAAGAGCAACTACTCTCTTTGAAAGTATTAAGGACTTATTGAGGGAAAAGATGGTGAGAGGTGAGATTACTGCTAAGGAAATGGATAGTATCAACAGGAATTTGGTTATTAGAAATAATGCCAAAGCTAAGTTGAGAGAGTACTTCTGGAATAGTAAGTTTGCTACATCACAAATCATTGAACTTACTACAACTGACCTTGCTTTCTATAAGAATATAGAGGACTTTCAGAAGAGATATAAGGAAGTTCATGCTCCTGCTCTCAGACTTAATACCAACTCTAAGTATGGTAGAAAGGAAGAGAGAACTATTTACTTGAAGGATGATGAGATTGTATCTGCTGCTCTTGAAGATATTAAAACTGTACTTGATGAAAGAGCCAAGAAAGGTGAGATGTCTAAGAGAGATAGAGACTTGATTGTCAATAAGTTCAAAGAAGTAAATGTAGCAGATGCTCAGGCTTACAGGTCATTAAGTTCTTACAGAGCTATTCTTGATATGTCTGGTCAGTGGACAGATGATATGCAAAGAGCCTTTGATAACTTCCAAAGTGGTAAGTGGGATATGGCTGACTTTAATATTATCTGGCAGACTAAGAAACCTTATGTGTACACTCAGGTGAATAATATGAGTGGAGTACAGGGTCATACAGGTATTAAGACACCAGTTCAGCATAAGAACTCTGAGTTCCTTCTTATGGCTATGCACCATTTGGTTGCAGGTCCACTTGGTAAATCAGGTAAACTTGTAGCTATCAATGAATTCATGGAAGAGAATGGTATTGATGTAGTTCAATTTGAATCAACTACCAAGGTTGGAAAACAAGGTGTAATTAATCTGAATAATGTCAATACTAAGGAAGATGTCAAGGCTGTTCTTAAGAATGCCACCACTCAGGATGGGGTTGAGAATCCTAATGTAGTTCACAAAGTAAGTTATGAAGACTATGGTATTCAGACTGCAACTCCAGAACATGCTATTGATGCAGTTCAATTAGTTGGTACTCAGATTAGAAAGTTGATTACAGCAGATATTAGTCCTGATACTATAATTGATGTAAATGGTAAGAAAATGACTAAACAGGAATGGTTAGACTTATATAATGCCATTAACACTGAGAATATTATTCAGGCTTTTGCTGATGTAAATGAAATCTTCAAGGATGCCAGACAGGTTGAGAAGATTCTTCTTGAGGAATTGAGAGGTAATCAAAGATATGGAATTGATATGATTAGAGCCTGTACTCTTAATGAGAAAGGACAATTCAATATTCCATTATTTGACCCTGTACAATCCCAGAGGGTACAAACATTGCTGAATAGTATTATCAAGAGTAGAATTACTAAACAGAAGATTAGAGGAGGAGCACTTATTCAGGTATCTGACTATGGTCTTACTGATGAATTGAAGATTGTTTTTGAAGGTGAAGGAGAGAACAAGAGAATTAAATATCTCGAAGTTTATATGCCAGCATATAGTAGGAAGTTCTATGAACCTCTTATGAAGGCAGGTTCTCATGAACTGGATATAAATAAGTTACCAGACAACTTGAGAAAGTTGATTGGTTATAGAGTTCCAACTGAGGACAAATACTCAATGGCTCCTCTTTATATTAAAGGTTTCTTACCTCAGCAAAATGGTTCTGCAATCATGTTACCAGCAGAAATCACTACTCTTAGTGGTTCTGACTTTGATGTGGATAAATTGTATATCATGTTGCCTGAGTTCAAGATAACTCCTAAGTATAACAGAAGACAGTTTGTTGATGATTTAGTTTCTCAATTGACACAAGGAAAAGCTGTATCTCCTGAAATGTTGAAGGAGTATAGACAGAGTGTAAACAGAGCCATAGATGATGGTAGGAAAGCTCCTAAGGATAGTCAGGAATACAATCTCTGGAAGACATATAAAGCTAACAGAGAGAAGTATAGAGTAGCTCAGGAAGATAAGATTGAGAAGATTGAATATGATTTCAGCAAATCTCCACAAGAGAATAGTCTTGAAGCCAGAAACAATCTATTGATTGATATGATGTGGGGTGTTCTTACTAATGCTGACACTGCTTCAAAGATACTTAACCCCGGTGGTTTTGATTATCAGAAGAAGTCTGCAAGAATGATTAATATCCTTCAATCAAGTAGAGAATCTGAACTGAGAAAGGAACTGAATATTCCTGAGAATCAAAGTACTCTTAGTAAGTTAAGTAGTATGGATTTGGAAGAACTTGACAAGTTGGCAAAGAAGTTCAAGAAGAAACTTGACCCTCTTAATCCAAGAACTCAGGTTCAACTTCATCAGCAGAATATGACTGGTGCAGCATTGATTGGTATTTATGCCAACCATAATGCAAACCATGCCTTGATGCAACATACTGAATTAGGTCTTGATACTGAGAATGGTTCTTTCTTACTTAATGGTAAGAGGCTTACTTCTCTTCATGGTCTGATGAATGACAATAAGGAGTATATCTCAAGGAATAATGCAGGTTTCCTTGCTGCATCTGTGGATAATGTAAAAGACCCTGTACTTGCTTCATTGAATCAGAATACCTTTACTGCTGATGCTTCAATGCTTTTAAGTAGGCTTGGTTATAATCCTATTGAGATTGGTTTGATTATGTCACAACCAATTGTAATGGATATTACCAATACCTATTTCAGAGAGAGTAGAGAAGGTAAAGGAAAGGACACAATCATTGATGAAGTTATTGAGAACTACAAGAAGAGGGCTGCAATGATGGAAGAAGTCACTTATGATAACTACAAGTCCAATAAATTCATGGCAGATGATTTGGCTGATGCCATTATTCTCCAGAAGGAAGTAGAAGAATTAAGTGATAGAACCCAGACTGCTGACTACAGAAAGGTTGAGTTCTATAAGAAGCAAATGGCTGCTGGATTCTTATTTAAGAGAATAATGAATACAGCAGATGCTTTAGGACAGTTGGTTCAAGCTACAAGAGCAGATACTCAAGGTGGTGCAGCAGGTCCTACTATTGCAGATACACAGATTAAGATACAGAAGGTTGATGACTTCCTGACTAATGTAGTGTTAAATGAAAATTCTCCTCTAACTGGTGCAGATGTTATTATGCCATTTAATTTGAATGGTATGTCTATTGACCAGATTAGAGAGAGACTACTTGAGTCTCCACTTCCTTATTTACAGGCATTCTTTAGTCTTGGTATTAACCAGACACAAGAAATGTTCAGTAGATACTTCCCCCAATTCACTGACTCTTTCAGAGAAGTAATTGATGGTAAAGAAGGATTGAGAGGCTTAAGACAGTACACTAAGACAGGTAAGTTAAATGCAAAGACACTCAATAATATCTACAATGATTTGTTAGCTTATATTATGTCTAAGACATCATTCTTTGGGCAAGAAGCTAACCTCAGAGCAGATGATAAGGTTACAACTTCTGCTGATAAGAGAAGGGATTTTATTAATAACTTCCCTGATTATTTCAACAGAACATTGAGTGAGAATCCTGAAATAGCTGAACTTGAATTTGTTAAGAGACTGAGAGTAATAAGGGCTAACCAAAACAATCCTGTAGATACAGTAGTATTTAAGAATGTTGGTCAGTTAAGTCCTACTCTTAGAGAAAGATATATGAGAGACTGGCAATCATTATTATATATGGGTCCAGAAGCTCAGGCTTTAGCTCTTAATTTATTCAGATACAGTTATTACAGAAATGGGTTTGCATTTGGACCTTCTACTTTCATTCATTTGGCACCAACTGCTATCAGACAATCTATTCCAGAGTATATTGATACACTGAGAGGATTGTTGGAAAGTGAGGATGATTACAGTCAATTCATTGACCAGTATATCTACAATCACTTGGATAACAGACAGTTGGTTCCTGAGGTTCCTACAGAGGCTTCCACTTCTTTCACTAATGAAGAAGGTGATGCTTTACCAATGGTTAAAATAACTATTGATACTGAATCAAACAGTGGTGATAAGAAGATAATAAGGAAGAGAGAGGGAATAGGAGAGGAAACAACCTATGAATTCTTTGATTACATAGCAAGAAGATACAAGGGAGGTACAATATATTACAGGCTTACACAAGCTGATAATGTACAACCTAATATAGCTGTGTATGAAAGAATAGACCCACTTGGATTCAAGAACAGTTTCATTGAGTATGAATATGGTAAAGATGTTACTGAAATGAAGTCAGTAATTGATAAGAATGATAGAGACTATACTCCTAATTCAAGGGAGGACATTACAGCCTTTAATGAAGATTCTAATATTGATTATGATAACATGCCAGAATATCTTGACTATGATTTCTCAAGTCTGACTCAGGATATTGCAAGTGAGGCTTTCAGTCAGGTGTATGGTGCTCCACTTGAAGTGAATGAAGGTAAAGCAGATGATATTAATTCTATCAGTCCCAATACTGAGTATGAGGATGCAAACAATGATAAAATCTGTGGTGCAAATACATTATATGAATTATAGATATGGCTAAGAAATGTGCAATAATTCCTCAAGTGAGGAACAGTAAAAATGAGGTAGTAAGCAGCAGGTTATTTAAAGACCTGCTGGCTTATGCCCCTAATAGACAGGAGGCAACAAGAATATACCTCATTACAAAGAGTAGTGACTTTGTTACTAACTGGAATCCAAGACTACAGATGGATGAAAATGGTGAACCTACTCTAAGCAGTCTCTTGAAGAAAACTAATCTAAGAAGTATTATTGATGAACAGAAGATTCTAAAGAACCTTAATGAAGAGATTGGTCATTACCATAAGACAGGTAGAGCTAAGTTATATCTGAACAATGATGAAAACTATAGAATGTTAGTCCAAAAGGCTATTCAATTCAATACTCAGTCAGAGTTTAGAGAAGACTATGTAGCCAGTGTTGAGAAGGTATGGGATAATGAAAGTAATAGGGTTTACATCAGTCCTTTTGTCAGAGTAAGAAACAAGATGAATAGCATTGAAGCTAATAATATGCAGTATAATGAAAACTTAAACAATAGATTAAGGGAGATATTATCTGCTAATGGTATTGGAATAGGTGCTCTTACAGACTTGGAACAGAGGAGAGGAGTAGCTGGTGTAACTGATTTTAGTCAAGCTAAAGATGCTGCAACAGGTATAATTGAATTGATTAGACTTGCTGATGGTATTAAAGGGGAAAGGGCATTACCTGAGGAATTTGCTCACTTTGCTATTGAGGCAATGGGTGATAACCCTCTTATAAATAGATTGGTTAATCACTTAGCTAATAATAGCTTAGTAGGTGAAATATTAGGTGATGATTATGCTACTTATGATACCTTATATAAGGGTGATGAATCAAAGTTAGCCAGAGAAGCTGCTGGTAAGTTACTTGCCAAGCACTTATTACAGTCTGAACCTGTTCCTTCTTCATCTTATAAATCCCTTCTGGAGAGGTTTATCAATGCTGTAAAAAATTTCTTTAGAGGATTAGGGGCTTCACAGTTCCAAAAAGCAATGCTTGAAGCAGAGAGTAGCTTTAGTAAGCTGGCTGGTGATATTCTCACTGGACAGATGGATGAAGCTATCAATATTGAGAATATAGCCACTTCTGAGGCTTTCTATTCTACTACTGAAAGAGTAGATAGAGATAAGGTTCTGTTACAGAAAATTATAGACAATGAGTTAAAGAGGCTCAAGATTTATGAAAAGAGAAACCCTAACAGTCAATTTAGTGCCAATCAAAGGTTATTAATAGACAGGTTAGAGCTTGAATTAGCTGATAATAGTGAAATTGAAGGTATCTATATGTTCCTTGATAATGCACTTGAAGAACTAAGGAAAGTAAGTAGTAGGCTTGAGGTATTAAGAAATACTCCTGCAACCAATCTCAATGAAAGAGCTGGAGTACTCAGAGATATTAGAAACTACATGTACAGCTATAAAAGGATAGCTGATTCTGTAAGAGAGGCTCTCAGAGAGGAAGAGAAGTCCACAGACAATAGATATGGTCAAAGGGTAAGAGTAGCATTAGATAATGTTACTACAATGCTTAATGACCTTGCAGTAGATTATAATACAATCTCCATGCCTTTGTTTGTTGATTTTATCAAGCCCTTTGTAGGAGATAACCTTGTAGTTCCTTTTGGAAAGTATAAAGGAAAGACTCTTAATGCTGAGGAGTTGATTAAAGTAGCTGATGAAGATATATCATTCTTTGATAGATGGCTGGATAGTATGGCTGATTCTTCTGATTATATGTTGAAGATTATGGACCAAGCTGTTAAAAAGAGCAAGGAACAAGCCAGATTGAAAACCATTGATATTCAGAAAGAACTGCAAGCTGCCACTATTAAACTTGAACAGGCTGGTGTGAAAGACACTGAGTGGATGTTTGAGAGAGATAGTAAAGGTAATCTGAGTGGTAACTATATAAGTGAGATTAATCATGCTCTATTTAGGGAAAGAATGAGGACTATGTTCCAAAGTCTCAATGAAAAGTATGGCAGAAATCCTGTGGGAGAAAATGCTGATAAGTACAATGAAGAGAGACAGAACTGGTTCAATTCCAATATGGAGACTGTAGATGGTGTCAGACAACCTAAGAAATCCATTTATGAAAGTATGGAGTTCAGAAGGCTTAATAAAGCCCAGAGAGAATATTATACTACTGTAATGGATATTAAGACTAAACTTGATGCCCTGCTTCCTGATAAGTACACAAAGCTGAATAGTGCTGTGAAGATTAGGAAAGACTTGGTTGAGAGGGTTAAAAGCTCTGAGAGTGTAAAATCAGGTGCTCAACAGGTTTGGGAAAGTATCAAGGATAATTTCATTAGGAGAACTGATGATACAGACTTTGGTGATAAGGCAACTGTAAAAGACTTTGAAGACAGAGAGGTACAAATGTTACCTATCTACTTTACTAAGCTCAAGAAGGGAGAAAGTGCTAATGACTTATCTACTGACATAGTAGGCACTCTTACAGCTTATGCAGCTATGGCAAATGACTTTGATGAAATGAATAAAGTCATTGATGTTCTTGAAGTAGGTAGAGATATGTTGAGAGAAAGACAGATTACTCAAACTTCTGGTGGTAAACCAATGGTTGAGAAGTTTAAGGCAGTAGGTAGGAAAGTTGAGAGTAAATTAACCAAGACAGGAGATAAGTCAAGGTTTATGGAAAGACTGAATGACTTCTTTGAAATGCAGGTATATGGTAGATATATGGCAGATGAAGGTACATTTGGTAAGACTAATATTGATAAGGGTAAGGTTGTTAACTTTATTAATAGAATGACCTCAATGAATAACCTTGCTTTGAATGTGTTATCTGGTGTTTCCAATGTGGCTACTGGTAAGGTGATGATGAGAATTGAATCTATGTCTGGAGAGTTCTTCAATGAAAAGAATACACTAAAGGCTGATAGAAACTATGGTAAGGAACTTCCATCATTCTTGGCTCAGTTAGGTGATAGAGTAAAGACTAATAAGTTAGCTTTATGGGATGAATTATTCAATGTAATGCAGGAATATGAGCAGGATACAAGAGAAGTCAACTTTGACAGGAAGACTTGGTTCAGTAGAATGTTTGGAACCTCAGCACTCTTCTTTATGAATAATGCTGGTGAACACTGGATGCAGAATAGAACTTCCTTAGCACTTGCTGATGCTTATAAAATGAAGGCTCCTAATGGTAAGATAGTAAGCCTGTGGGATTCTTTTGAGGTTGTACCACTGGATAGTAATAATAAGAAGTTAGGTGCTAAATTGCAGCTAAAACAAGGTTATACCAAGGCTGATGGTTCAGCTTTCACACAGGAAGATATAATCAAGTTCAGTAGAAAAAGTGCAGCTATTAATCAAAGAATGCACGGTATTTACAATAAAGCTGATAGAAGTGCAGTACAAAGGTTAGCTATTGGTAGATTGGGTATAATGTTCAGGAAATGGATTAAACCATCATTGAATAGAAGATTCAAATCAGCTACATATAACTATGACCTTGAGGCATGGACAGAAGGTTATTATCTTACTACTGGAAGATTCATGAATGCCTTATTCCAAGACCTGAGAAAAGCTCAGTTTGATATTGCAAGCAGGTGGAATGAAATGACTCCCACTGAACAGGCAAATGTCAAGAGAGCATTAACTGAGGTAGCTCACTTCCTTGCAGTAGCAGCAGCTATTGGATTGATAGAATGGAGTGATGATAGGGATAGACCTTGGTTAGTTAAAATGATAGAGTATCAGTTGAGAAGACTATACACTGAATTGGGTGCTCTTACTCCTACTCCAGCAATGGTACAGGAAGGATTAAGAATATTAAAGTCCCCTGCTGCTGGTGTAAATACAGTAGAAAAGACTCTTAATCTAATTGATTTAATGAATCCAATGAACTACGAAACATTCAATGGAGAAGATGCAATACTTAAGTCTGGACCTTATAAAGATAAGTCTAAAGCTCAACAGAGTTTACTTAAGTCTCCACTTGCTCCTATGTATAATACAATTATGAGAGGAGTTTATATTGAAGACCAAATACCATTTTTTAAACAATAATATTATGAGAGAAGTTGATGAGTGATTAAACAAGTAAGGGGAGGTAGATAATTCTACTTCCCCTTTTTATTTACACCCTAATAAAAAATTTCAGCCTAATGCTTGGTTATGAACATCTGATAGCTTGCTCTCTTTCCTCTTGGGAAATTTGATTCCACATTTCTTCTGTCCATCCTTTCTTTTCAAGTGCTTCTCTTGTCTCAGCTTCTAATCCTATAAACTCTAAAGATTCAGTTCTACTACTATTGAGTGCTGGAACCTTATAAGTAGAATTAGAATAATTACCCTCATTGATATTCCTGTAATATTCAGTCAGAGAAGGTCTTAACTGGTTCCAATTAGTTACCTTAGCAAACAATTCCTTGAAGAAATTGATTATCTTAGTACCTAAAGATTGAGTATCTTTGGTCATTACATACTCTCTGAAACCTTCTGCCATTCTTTCTTCAAGTTCTGAGTTACTCAATTCACCATAAGTTCTCTTGGCTTCTTGAAGTAATTCTTCTCTTAATTCAGGTTCTGTGAGTAAATGGAATACTGCATGAAATGCTTCATGATATGTAGTCCCTTCGGCAGCTATATCACTTAAAGTAATAATACCATCACTAAATTGACCCCATGCTAATGCACCAGTCTTTGCTACTCTGATAAGACCATTAGTAACTACTACTCTCTCACTTTCACTTAGTTGAGGTAGAACCTTGTTTAACCAAGCTAACTCCTTATCTTTATCCCATATAGGTCTTGATAAATCATCAACTTGTCTTAATTCAAGTACATCTTCAAACTCTTCATCAACCTGATTAATAGCCTGTTCTTTAGCTACTGTAGCCTGAGCACCACTTGTAGTGGCTTGGTTAATAGTAGCAGGAATAATAGGCTTCTCAATCTTAACTGGTTCAGTAGAAGGATTATAGATAATAGTCTTTTCTTGAGACATATCTGCAACTCTCTTAGGATTACCCTCAAGAGCTTTCTTTATGCTGGCTTTAGCCTCACTCTCACTATATGAAGTATTAGCTCCTTTCACCATTGGGAATGTAACACCATTAGGAAATACTGCCAAGAAATCATTAGATGCAACATGTGCAGGTTGATTTCCAAAACCTTTGGTGATATTAGGAACCTTAGTCATATATACCTCAACTCCATTAATCTTTCCAATAGGACTTAAATAACCTGTATGTAACTTACCCTCTCTTAAGAAGTAACCTACCTTACTATCAGCTAATGTAAATTCAGGTAATACATCATTTATAGGACTCTGTGTTTCAAGTGTACTATTAAAGATAGGTAAAGAGCTATTAGTATTATTCACTTCTGGAGTAGCTACTGCACCAACTAAAGGAATATATACAGATGAATCATAGTTTAACAGAATACCTTTCTCCTTAGTCACTCTACTTACATTATCCTTGTTGTACTCAAGTACAAAGGGTAATATAGCTAAAGTAGTAATAGGAGTATGATATTGAGACTCAAACAAGTTCTTATAAGCACTCAGTTGTTTAGTATAATATTGCTCCTGACTCATTGTTTGGGTATTAGATTTATTCTTGAAATAATTAACCTTTCTACCATTCCTATCAATAAAGTCATAGAAGCTATATCTACTTGTCTTAACATCATATATCTTGAAGTTTCCATTAGCATCTACAGAGAGAATATCTACTTCACCAGCTACTCTGTTTCCATTCTCAAACTTATTGAAGAGCACTATATTATTAGTAAGGAATGTTTCACCCCTTGCTTCAATATTACTCTTAATTTCAGTAAGAGAAGTAATTAAGTCATTAAATGCCTGTTCAGACATATTACTTGGTTTAACTGGCATTTCATTTGATGTGAAGAAGTTCCTGATTACACTATCTACAGAAGTACCTGCTTCTAATGCTCTCTGTGAATTAGTTCCTGACATCTTGTCTCTTACTATATTCACAATAGTATCTCTGCTTCTTGCATCAATCTTACCCTCAAATGCTGAGAGGTTAACACCATAATGGTTACTTAAGTTCTTAAGATAGTTATTGAATTGTGCTATATTATCTGCATTCTGTGAGAGATTAACTCTTAAATCCTGTAGAGCTTTAGTCTGCTTAGGAGACTCAATCCAATTACTTCCTAATACTGAATGTACTCTCTTATATTCATGGTACTCACCATCATCTTCAAGAATATAATAGAATTCTCCATCAGTTCTTGTCTTATCAACCTTAGACTGGTTCTCTGCAATCTGGTCTATAACCTTCTTAGAATCAGCTACAGTCTTTTTTCTATCAGCTAATTTCTGTTTGAATTTATCTGATGCAGCACCAGTTACATACTGACCTGTATTTCTGTTCAGAACCTTACCATTAGGAAGAAGGGTGATACCCCCCATCATCATGGAACCATTCTGAGCATCCCCATAGTTTTCCTGTATATAAGCCATATCAAGGATAGACTCTGGGAAAGAATTAAGAGTTCTGCCATTATCATCCCTTACAGTATTTGAAGTCAAATCTACATGATATGTAGTATTATCAAATGAAACTGTAGTTCCAGCAATAGCTCCCTCTGTACCTCCTACAGGAGTTTGTACTTTTCTACCTTCCTCAGGCTTAACTGATGCAGGGTTTAGAGCTTGTTGAAGATTACCTTGTATATCAAAATAATCAGTTGTAAACCAACTACTCTTTACACTGGCATCTACTATATTGGATGTCATTACTCCAGAAGAGAGTAACATGTTATTGTATCCTCCCTTATTAAGCATACCAAGATTGACTTGTAATGGAAGATTGAATGCCATTAAAATGTTTTGTATTTCACTGGCTACTTCTGCTGAGTCTCTTGTATCAGGTTGAGTTTTAACACTCTCTCCACCTAATTCATAGAGAACATTAGGGTCCCATCTTTCAGTTAAGAATACAGTTCTTGCATCTTCTCTTCTGACTCTCTTACCATCTACTTCATCATAGATTTCATTCTTATTGGCATCTCTCTGAACCTTAGTAAACCTGATACCATTACCATTCTTACCTTGAACAAAGTCAATATGAACATCACCAATGTATAGACTTCTTGCCAAGTCTTTTACTGCATTACTAACATCTTCCTCTGTAAAAGCATTAGCTAAAGCATCAATAGACTTCCTTATATTCTTATACAAAGGAGTAGAGTTGATAGTAACATCTTCTGGATTATACTCACTTTCATTGAAGTGCTTAACCCTTACAGCAGCAGGACTATATTTACCAGCAGCATTAGGAATTAGTATGTACATTCTACCTTCCTTTTGGCTCATATCCATTGGCTTGATGATTAAATCATCACTGATTCTACCATTAGTAGATAGGATACCATTCTTTACAATACCAAAAATAGATTCCTTAGATACATTGGGAATATCTCCCATGTTTCTTTCTTCTGTACTATAAGGTATTCTACCAACCATTACCTGAGATACTCTTGTAGTAGGAGTAGCTATGAACTTCTTATCCTTTCCAGTCTGATTGAATTCAGCTTTCACTCTTTCAATAAGACCTGACAATCCTTCATATCTATCAACTACATACTGACTTTCATCTAAGGAACCAACTATTTGATTATTCCTCTTATCTACAATAAAGATTGTATGGTCATTAAATTCAGGGTCAATCATGAAACCAAGTTCATCACCTGCCTTTAGATTACCTTCATTTACATAACTGAAAGCTCTATTATCTCTTAGATAGTTGTAAAGTTCATCAAAGTTTAAGTTCTCTTTCTCTGCAACTACTACATTGAAAGGTCTGAAATCTCCATCCTTACTTGCATTGATATGCAATTCAGGTATGGTAGGTCTATAATATTGTCTCTTACTTTTCTGACTACTATCTAAAGATTGAGGAGTAGGAGCATTCTCATTGGCTTTCTTATTTTCCTCTGCTACCATTTGAGGAGTAATGTTGCCCACAGGAGGTTCATAAGTATTAACTGGTCCACTATTAACTGGAGGTACAGTAGGAGTACCACTATCTCCAGTTACATCTTTCTCAGTTGTTCCTTTAGTTCCTTCTGTTCTCTCAACTGGTTTCAAGTATTCAGCAGGGAATCTTGCTTTGAACCTTTGGTCATTATTTACTGCACTCATTGCAGACAGAAGACCATATTGAGCCTCAGCAAAATTCATCATGTTCACATCATCTGGAAGATTTTCATCATACAGAGTTTCTGGATTATTAATGAATACTGAGTTAGGATTAGCCATTTCTTCAAGGTTATTAGCATTTTCATGCTGTGCCCTAAGAAGCTCTTGTGCATTAGCTTTAGCCTCAGGAGAAATAGATTGATTATTGTCTATTGCCCTTGCTACTTCACTATTGTACATTTGAACTTCCTTATAGTCCTTAGCCATCTTGTTTCCTTCATTCTCAAGTTCATCAAGAATCTTTTGTCTCTTGGCTGCATCAGGCTCATTATTCAATGCTTCCCTGAATTCATTAAGGTTTGTAGCAGCTAATGCTGCATCCTTAGTCTTGGCTACTTCCTGCTTTTCATTCTCACTTATGATATTCTCTCTTTGTCTCTCTTGTTTTTGTGCAAGAGCTTGAGGATTTCTAAGATAAGTGTCATATTTGTCAATGAAATCAAGTCTTCTTTCAGCTATTCTGTGAAGGTCATTAACTTCATCAATTATATCCTGCTTATTAGGGTCAGTTTGTAATGCCTTGTCTAATAAGGAGATATAACTTTGAGCTTCTTTTGAATCAGCAAGTTCATTAATTAACCTAACAGGAGAGAAGTTTAATAGGTCTGATAACCTATTAATCTTGTTTTCATCACTATCACTAATAAACTCTCTATCCATTGAAGCATCAAGCACTCCTTGAAGTCTTTCCTTTATATCTTCATGTACTGACTTAAATCTGTTTTCAAGATTATCAATATTTGAGAAGTAATAAGTCATTTCTTCAAGACCATCTTCATCAAAGTAATCACCAATCTTAACTTGTAAGTCTTGACTAATCTTTCTGTAGTTATCTACAGCTTCCTTAGTCTCTTGAGTCTGCTTTTGAATCTGTTCAATTACTTCTGCATCAGTCATATTATCATATACTGATGTACCAGTTTCCTGATTAGTAGTAAGTTGTCTTATTTGTTCAACATCTTCTTCCCTTACATTACCAGCTTCCTCAATTATATCATATAGGTCATTGATTCTTCCTGCCTTCTCAAACATGATAACATCACTAATAAGCTGGTTGTGTTCAGCATTCTTAAACTCAAAGTTATCATTGTTATCAGCAGCTTCATCCATTTGTCTCTGGTAGGCATTATGTCTGATAGCTGACTGATAGTAGTTAAGGAACTCAGGTGATTGTACTCTATTATTAAGTTGAGCTACAATAGCATCATCTTGTTCACTTCTCTCTCTTATCTCTTGAATATCTTCCTTAATACCACCTTGCAGATATACTGGGGATTGGAAACCACCTTCACTATTCCTTGCACTTCTAAAGCCCGGAATACCAACTAAACCAGTTAAACCACCAATGAAACCCTCTTCCCATCCTTCAACAGTACCATAAGTCTGCCCAATAGCTTTTGCAGTAGCTTGTAACCAGTCAATGGTTTCCCTCTCTGCTTCTGGGTCTATCTTGGCTCCATAAAAATCATTTAGTTCAGAAGCATACTTATAGCCTGCAACTTTACCTGCAACAGCCTGTCCCATTTCTTCATAAGGACCTTCTGCAACACCTTTACTTGCAATCTTTAAAGCATTTCTAAGTACAGAAGGTTTAGCTGCACTGTAACTTACAGTACCATCCTCTGCAACTGTCCTTAGTATCTGACTACCTTTCTTAGCTGTATTATATCCTCCTGCATAGAACTTACCAAACTGCCAAGCATCTGATACAGTAAGTAATGGAATATTCAGAGCAAAGTCTATATTACCCATCTTAGCCCTATCTTCTGATAGTTTCTGTAGCCCACCTTTGTAATCAAACTTAGCATCTACCCTTGCCTGTAACATAGCTTGTCCTTCTGGAGTGAGAACTTGCTCAAAAGACTTTCCATCAGGAGAAATCTGATACTGTGCAAATTGAGGGAACTCTCTAAGCATGGCTTCTTGCTCTTGTGCTGCTACTTTAGCTTGTGCATCATCCAGTTGTTGTTTATGAAGCTCAAACCAGTCTTTACTATTCTGTATAGCTTCAATTCTTGCTTCACCTAATGCACCTGAGAAAGCACCTGTTAGCTTAAGAGTAGGCTCAGCCATCTTAAGTTTCTTAGCATCTCTTGCCAATTCATCAGTAAGCCTTACACCATCAAGGAATAAATCTCCTTCTCTGTAAGCCTGTAAAGCTGCATTAGGATTAAGAGCTTCACCTGAGGCTGTAACTGCACCTTTAAATGCCTGTCTTGCTTTATTAAGACCGAGTAATCTTGAGGTTGCACCAGCACTAATCTTACCAGAGTAGGCAGCACCAACAGCAAAACCTAAGTTTTTAAGGAACTTATCTCCAATGAAGTTAGCTGAGAATATATTCTCATACCAAGGGTCATTCTTCTCTGCATCAGTATAGTAATTAGGCAGAACTGATTCTGACCATTCATTTACTTGCTGCATTGCATTTGAGAAAGGATTATCCCAGAACCCTGAGAATGTTCCTGTAGCTGCTGCATTACCTAAACCTACTATAGTACCAATGATACCATCAGCAAATGTAGTACCTGCAAGAACAGCACCCTTAGCTAAACCAGCACCTATTTGGGCATACCAAGGTTGCATCTCACCTCTTGTATTAGCCAAGTTATCAAGTTGGGTCATAGATGTGATGTCTTCATCATACATACTATCATTTACTCCAACAAAACCTACCTCTTGAGGTACAGCCCTTTCTAATGCCCTATTAGAGACTTGCTTATATTCCTCTATATTATTAATAAGAGGAACATCCCTAAGAAGTCCTTCCTGCTTTAGTGCATCTATACTTTTAATTCCCTTTAACCCACCTACTCCTTGTGTAGATGGGTCTTGGATTTGTTGATTATTTGCCATATTCTTCTACTCTAATTTAGAATCTGTATTACTTTGTCTCTTAGCAAGTGTATTGAACTTACCATAGATATAATTCATCATAGTTTCAATGTACTTCTGAGCTTCTACATCATAGCCATTCTCAAGAAGTACATTAATATTCTTCATATATCCTGATACATTTCTATCTGCATCATCAATTAACTCAGGGTCAATAACTGCTGATTTAGTCTTACCATCCTTAGTAGCATTGATTATAAGTCCAACCTCTGGGTCATAACTTATATCATTGTCACCAGTGAAGTAATCTGAGATATTCTTTAACTTAATAGGGTCTCCCTTCCTATTATCATCAAGTTCATAAAGACCAGTTGATTCTGTAGCTGCTCCTAAGGTTCTTGCATTCTCCTTAATAACCTGTGATATTAAATCACTCTGAGTTATATCAGGTTTATATATAAAGTTCCTTACAGCACTACTCCTAATATCAGCTTGTAACTTCTGTTCAAGTTGGTCCATACTACCATCTTTCATATCATACTTCTTGATTATCTGTTGAAGTCTTTCTGCATTAGGTTTAACCTTATAAGGAACACCACCTCCAACTACAATACCATATTGAGTTGCATGACCTTGAGTATATCTCTCTTCCTCTTTATTAACAAACTCTGGATTAGCTCTTAGTTGTTGTATGAACTTAAGTTCATCATTAAGTTCAGTAGTCTTCTTGTCCCCATCTACTTTAGTCTTAGGTACTGCCCTAAAAACTTTAGATTGAGTTCCTTCTGTCTTACCTTTCTTAATTGCAGCTAACCTTTCCTGCATTGCATAGTCATAAGCCTTATTAGATAGTTGTTGATATTGAGTTTCACCAACTGCATTCCACAAGCCTTGTCTTGCATAATCATAAGCCCTGTTAAGGATATTCTCATCATTCCAATTCTTGATGCCAGAACTTCCTACTACATCTTCTACAATACCTTGAAGTATAGGAGAAGCCTCAGGATTATTCTGTACAGCCTGCATAATTTCCTCAGGTCTGAATCCTTTCTGCATGATAGTTTCATAGTATTGATTACCTAAGATTGTTCTCCACTTTCTTGGGTTCTCTCTTACTTCTTTAGCTAAATTCTGTGCAGCAGTACCTACTTGTTTTGATAAAAGTGCTCCAGAATAGGATTGTGGTGATAGAGCTGGGTTAGATATAAGTTCATCTAAGGAAAGTGTAGAAGCAGGTCTATCAAATAGTAGTGTACTATCCTGAGCCTGTAATTTCCTTTGTTCATCTACTAACTCTTGTCTTCTCTTATAAGCCTGTTCTATAGGAACAATCTCAGAAGAGTATCTTCTTTTCATATCAATCAATCCTTGCCTACTTGCAGGAGTAAGTCCTTGTTTAGCTAATGACTCAGCTTGTTTAGCCAAGTCATTAGAATATTGTTTGTACATTGCATAAGCCTGTGGGTCTGTCTGTTCATTAGCCATCTTATCAAAGACATCTGCCTTAGTTCCTAATTCACCCATACCCTCTTGAATAGTGTTATATTCTTGAGTGTATGCTGCCAATGGTTGAAGCATTTCCTGATAAGAGAATGGTCTGAACTTAGCACCACTTACAAAACTGAAATTAGCCATAAGTCAATCCTTTCTTCTTTTTAGTTCTTACTTTACCACCTTTAGCTTTCTTAGTTCCTCCAGTGTATTCTCCTTTAGTATTCATCTTTAGAACACCTGATTTAGCTAATGTATCAAGCCAATTAGCTTGCTCATTTTCCCATCCCATATCCCCTAATCCTTGTAAGAAGTTAGTTATATTAGCACTTCTTCTTGCAGTATCTTGGTCTTTAATAGCCTGTCTCATTTGAGCAGCAGTTGTAGCCTGTCCTAATCTTGCTCTCTTAGCTGAGTTCTTAGACTCTGCATTAAACATTGAAGCCTTAAGTCCAGTTTCAGTATTGAACATGTTAGTACCTCTATTGAATGCCTCAACTCTTTCTCTCAACTGTTGATTATACTCTTCTGCTTGTCTTGCTAAATTACCCATGTTCTGACCATAGTTATAATCAGCAGCAAGTATTCCAGCTTGAGCATTAAGCCTGTTACCACCGGAGGTATTCATCAATCCTCTTCTTGTAGCAGCAGCATGATGAATCATATTGTTGATATAGAAGTCCCTGTCTAAAGGTCTATAAGATAGATAGTTTCCAATAGGAGCATATCCTGCTGCCTCAGCACCTAAATCTACTCCACTGATTAAATCAGCACTACCATAATCTGGCTTACTGAATAAATCACTTAAACTTGCCAGACCTGAACCTATAATTGGTGCATATCTTGTCCAAGTTTGTCTCTTCCTACTATCCCCACCATTATCTGTATTACCTTCTGGAGCCTCTCCATTCATCATAGCTTCAAGCTCTTCAACAGTCATTGGGTCTTCAAGGGCTAATCCATAAGGGTCAGTATCACCTCCATAAGCAAACATGCTTGGATATTCATTTCCCTCTCTATGTGCTTCTTTTCTCTCCCTTGCTTCTTCTTGGGCAGCAGCTATTCTTTCCATAGCAGCTTGTAATCCAGCCTTACTTAGAGGGTCATTAGGTCTTTCTTCACTTTCTCTTTGTGCAGATTTAGCAGCCTTAGCAAAGGTTTTACCTCTTAACTTGTATTCCTTTCTTATATCATCAGGTATCTCCATTCTATCTGAGAATACATAATCATCATAAACTACTTCACCTTGCTCAACTAAGTTAGGAGCACCTTCTGGGTCAACTCCTATTTGTATTCCTTGATAAGGATTTTCTTCATGAGAACCCCCTTCATCAATAAATGTAACTCCATTAGTAAAGTCTCCACCTTGTGTATTCAACCATCCTCCAAAAGCATTCCAATTCCTTGCATTCTGTGCAAAAGTAGCTCTCTTTCTTGTAGTAGGATTAGAACTATTCTTTCCTCTCCTAATACATGCTTCTGTTACTTTACCTCCACAGTACTCAGTAAACTTACCTCTGTTTTTCTTCTTGATATGAATACCACCACCATCCTTAGCTATATTAGCTGCTTGGACAGTTTGTTCAGGTTCTTGTTGGAACATTCCTTGTATTCCTTGTGTAAAGGATTGATTGAAATTGTTACCTACTACACTATCAAACAGACTTCCACCAAAAGCCTTTAGTGAAGGATATTTAGCAAGAACCTTTCTTCTTACACTCTCTTTACCATGCAATCCAGCTAATCTGAGTGCATCTCTTGCATCAGCTTTAGTTGGTATTGGGTAACTTCTGTGAGGTCCTGCAAAGTCTCCAGAAGGAACAGATGGATAAGGCTTTTTCTTAGAACCATAGTTTTTCTCTCTGGATAAGCCACCACCTTCTGCAAAAGCATTGTATGTATTCATCTCTGGTAATGCTTGGAATGAATTAGGAAGAGAGGTCAATCTTTGTTTAGAAAGCATATTCATCTCTTGATTATTTAAGTACTTGTTACCAAATTCATAGCCTATTGCACCACTACCAAAGTTAAGTGGACCACCATAAGCAGAGAAGTTTGCTAACATATTAAAGTCATTTTGTGTATCTATGTTATCAGCCCTTGTCTCAAAGGAAGTTAGTGCTCTTTCATTAGCCTCTTTAGCTTCTTTATTTAGTCTTTTGGCTTTTCTCTTGGCTTTCCTATTACCACCAAGCCATCCACCAATAGCACTACCAAGACCTACTACACCACCTACAATAGCTCCAATAGGTCCACCTACAGAAGCTCCAGCAGCAGCTCCCTGACCAGCAGCTCCAATAGTATTAGTGATTCTCTGACCAGTACTTCCACCTCTAACATCTTTCCATGAATAGTCATCTTTCACTTTATTCCATGAACCCCATTCACTCATTAAATCATCATTAGATGAAGCACCCACTATCATATTCTTTTGAGCATCATTCTGAGCTTCAATTCCACTGGTGTCTGCTATTTGTGCATTAGATATACCAGCTTGTGCTATACTACCAACAGCACCACCAATACTTCCTATAGAACTGCCAAGATTCTCCCCTTTAAAGGCATTTGAGAATTGTTCTGAGGATTGCTGTCCCCAACTTTGACCCCCAGTGTCAAATATATTAGGAGGCATCTTGCCTCTTCTCTTAATTTTTTTCTTAGCCATAGTATAATTAATTTTGTTGCAAATGTATATAAAGTTATTGAATATAGCAATATACTAATTCATTCTATTACAAATCCCATAGTAGATTTATTATTAACTATCCTTTGGGTAGGTCTTGCATTGTAGTATAACTGTATATCAGTTGCTTTTGGAGTGGACTTTAATCCAATATCTTTATATACCTGAATCAGTAAAGATTTTAAAGTTGCTCTTGGATAAAAACCATTGTTGAGATTAAGTTTGCTTTTTATTATCTCTCTGGTGGAATCATTAATCTCTTTCTTAGTTGTAAGCCTGCCTTCATAGGGTTTTAAACTTACTTTAAGTTTTGGATAAAGTGTTTTATAGTCTAAGATAATAGGAAAAATTTAATTTATATACAAACCTTTAATTAAAAAAGAAAGAGTCCACAAACTAAAATGTTTATGGACTCCTATTAATTATGCAAAATAGTGAATAATAGCATCATGGAACTCTGTTCTATATGTATTAGGAGTGTTCATTCCTAACTTAATATAAGCCCAAGTGTTCCTTATTCTATCCCTGTTATTTACTATTGCTCTTGGTATATTAGCCCTCCATATCCTGAACTTCTTCTTTAATGGAGAAGGATGTCCAAGTAGATTAGTAAGAGGGGTAGTACCATGCTGATATTCATTCCATACATCAAGAGTATCAAAGGTTTTATTGCTTATCAGGTTATCACCATCCCAACTATCAGCTCTAAACTCTACTGTATTGAATATCTTATCATTTGGTTCCTCAGCATTAGCTACAAAGGTAATACTGAAAGGTTTGTATTCCCCAAAGAACATATTATAGTCTCCAGCAAACTGTTCCCACATCTTACCATTCTTGAAAGCATAGAAGTCACTACTTACATTAAACATAGCAGGAACTCCTTCATAGCTCATGAATGAAGTAAACTGGTTAATCAACTCTGAGTAACATAGGCAATGGTCTTTATAAGTAAAGTACACATCATTATTATTCTTATCATAGAATGACCTATAGTTATTATAACCAACAGGTTCCCAGTTCACATGAACATTGTGAGTACTAATCCACTGTCTGAAACCTAACTTATCAGATAGACTGGTTATCTCTCCATTAAATAGATACAGAGAATTAGTCCCATTATCTATAAAGTATAGTCCAGAAGGAGATTCTGCAATAGACCATTTATTAGCACATCCTATAGTATTACTTATATACCTCTTACCACTTACCTTCAATCCATTAGTAATCTCAATTGGCATACCATCAGAAGTAGGTATCTGTATCCTACTATTAAATAGAATGTTACTTAGTCCCATTCTTTGGAAAGCAAAGATTTCATTCCTGAAAGTATTCAGTGAAACTACTTCTCCTTTATCACCATCAAGGTCTAAGGTAGATGCCATAGTGATATTAGTCCAAGTATCAATAATACTTCCTAATTGTTTCTCCTTAGTCCATGTAATAGTATTAGGGAAATAATTAAGATTGAACTTACTATGATTGATTGCCCTATAATTAAAGAAGTTATTAGCTTGATTATATACAGGGTTCATCATATTAAAGTTAGTAGGAGTCATAGCTAAATTACTAATCTGACCTATATTCTTATCATATCTACCTTCTATATTAACCCTTGTCTCACACATGAAGGATACTATTTCATTCACACTATTCTGGTCTTCAAGAGTTGAAGGATAAACCTTCATACAGTCATATCTCTGGAAGAAAGTATCTCCTTCTGTATAACTGATGATAAGATAGTTTACAGGAGTTCCATCAGCATTTAATAAGCTGTAGGGTTCACCTGCTGGCAACCATTGATTATTCTCAAAGGCTTCTTCTGTCTGACCACCAAACCTATTCTGAACATTGTCATTATATAACTCAGCAAGGAATAAGTAACTATAGTTATTGTCATAGGAGTTACTTGTGTAAGTACTAATAACATCCTGATACACATCATCCTTTATAGTAGAAGTAGTATCTGTAATTCTCTTAGCTGCTGGATTCCAAAAGAAGTGAGTATCACTTGAATTAGGAATTACAGGATTTACAGACCATACATCCTGATAATCAGTTTCTCTATTAGTAGGAAGTACTACTTGCTTACCATCTTTGGTCCAGTTAAATGCAAATACAGCATGTGGAGTTGATTTATACTTGATTCTTACAGCATCAGTTCCATTAGGAACCCTTGTAAGTTGAGCACCATCACTTCTCTTAACAAACTGTATAGGGAATGAACCACCAGTAAATAATTGGTGAGCATAAGTTGCAGCAGTATTTGCACCAGTTACAACTATAGGATAACCATCTTTCCTATTTAAAGTTTCAGTCTTTTCTCCATCTTGGAATCTCATGGTAACTGTATATGAATCATCTACCCTTGTAGCAGCCAATACCTTATCAATATTACCATAATAGTTTAAGTCTCCTAAACCTGAGTTTGCAGGAGAAGGTATCCTAACTAATGATTGCTCATTGGAATTGAATATACTCACACCAGTAATACCAGTATGATTATTATCATTCTCTATATAAGCAAGCCAAGGAGAACTCAAGAAGTAAGAGAAAGAAGAGAATTTCATATTTGAAATCTTTTTCTTATCAAGCATTGCAGTTCTTGTTCCCTCAGTAACAGGACCTTGGTTATTCAGAGAACCATTTCTATGCCAAGCATAAACCATAAAGGCTTCTGTATATCCGTGGTCATCATCTACTTTTTCCATATCAGTCATTTTATCAAACCAATATGCTCCAGAAACAAGATTCTTTAATCCATGATAAGAGTTATTCTCTACTCCAACAAACTCCTTATAGAAGCCCATCTTATTTGTATCATTAGCAGGTGTAGACACTTGAATATCTATGTCTGAGGCATTACCTGTCATAGGTACTATACCTACTATTCTCAACTTAAGACCTGATGAATCCAAGTTCTGAACTCTTTCATCAAACTCAATATCTGGTGAATGGAGTGTAAGAATAGACTGGTCAATAAAGAAGTATTCAGCATGATTAGCTGACCATGAGTTCAAGTCTGAACCTGATTGAGATACATAAGGACTTGATGGAACATTAGCCAGACATTGTATTTCTGAACCTCTTTCCCAGTTATTAGGAATAGGTCTGTTATGTCTAAATTCAGCCCATGCACCCTTATTAACTATATCAACAAGAAAAGTCTTCTCTTGAGGAGTTCCGGGGTTTACAGTAAGGTTAGTATTAGTATTCCTTATTACTGCTGCCTTAGAATTAGCATAGTCTGACCAACTGGAAGTAAGACCAGTCCAGTTATTTTGATTATGGTCAATATCAAATGCAAGGTTAGGTCTTGAGAACCATGAAGCCTGTGCAAATGGAGAGTTACTGAATCTATCACCTACATTATATACAGTAGGACACAAGATACCTTGAGCTACTACTTCTCTATCTGTAAGTGAAGGATATACTACTACACCTCTTACTCTTGTAAATCCTTGACTAACTGCTGCTTGAATTACATCAGATTGTAATGAATACTGAGCTTGCACAAGTGATAGACTATTATTTAGAGAAGGAGCAACTCCTGTGTTATATCCTCCTTCATCATCAGGACCATTATAAGCATCATTAACCCACACTGGTTCTGACCATTTACCACTCTTATGTTGAAACTGAATACCAAATCTATACCACTCTAAATACTTGAAACTCTTAATCTTAGAACCAAGATATAAGCTATTCTTATATGGATAGAACCCAGATGTCTGTACATAGTTACCTACATACTTGGAACCAAAACTTATATTCCCTCCCTTTACTTTATTTATAATGTCAGTACCTACTAACTTTCTTTGTATATTAGCATTACCTAAGAATAGAGTATTATCCTTCTGAGCCATAGTTCCAAAGACTACATCCTCACCTCCTACATATAGTAGTTCAGTAGGGTCTACACTGGTTCCAGTAGTACCATTATCTACATAAGTAAGAGTAGTTGTAGCTCTTGTAGCAGGATTAATAGGAATATCTACTACATTAAGTACATTAGGAGTAGCATCTATACTTGCCCTATGAATAGAATAAACTCTTACATAATCAAATCTTGTGTCTGCATTCTCTATGGTAATAGTAAAGCTATTACTAACTTTCTCTTCTGGAGAGGCTCCTCTACTTGCAAAGGATATATATTCAAGAGGAGAAGTATAAAAGATGTTACTCTCCTGTCCATACTTATTGTAATAAGTAAAAGCATATTGAATTACACCTGATGAAAATGAACCACTTGCAAGGTCATTTCTCACAACTGTAACAGTTTCCTTAAGACTTAAGTCCTGCACAAAGTTAAATGAATTATTATCCCATTTAGCCCTTACATCATCTGTAGCTACAATATTAATAACCCTTGATTGATTCAGTCCATCAATCCAATATACCTTTTGAATATTGTCATTTTCATATACACCAATATTCTCAATTGGATAGTCTGTACTGAAATTCAGATTACCTGAGAATAGAAGTAGAGCCTCAAAATAAGTACCCTTATTCTCAAGTCTGTAGATATTATCATTTGTACCTTTTGTAAAGAGGGTCACATAGTTATTAAGCACATTCTGCCCAAGTAATACTCCATCAATAACTACAGGGTCTCCAGAAGGAGATTGTAATGGTATCTCCTTATTACCTCTTTCATTAGTAACTGTCAAGAGAGTATTATTATCTCTTGCAGTTATTCTAATGTTCTGAGCATCAAAGGCATACTCTGGGTTGAACTTAGAGACTGAAAGGTCTCTTTGCATCCCTTTAAAAAAGTGTTGTTCTTTCTTTAGTGCCATATTAATGTACTCTTAAATATTCCTTGTCTCCTAAGTTCTTGAATCCTCTTCTGAACTCAGTTACTCTTGGAATAAGCTGGTTCCACATATTAGTGATAGCTTCCATTTCTGATACAGAAGGAATCACAAATTCATTATTACATTGACCTGCTTTGAAAGCATACTCTTGTTGAGTATTATTTAGTACAGCAGGACTTATCTTACCCATATCAAAAAGGATAGTAAACCATTCTTTCTTGATATATAGTTCCAGTGTCTTAAGAAAGATAGAGTTATCTGGGATTAAAGGAAGACCTTCATCATCCAACATAATAGCCTTATAACTAATATCCACCTTTTCATGTTTTATTGAAGTAAATATTACTCTACCTTGTGTCTTGAAAGAAGGCTCTCCTCTCTCCCACCAATCTCTTTCTTCATGGTCATGAGTAGGATAGGCATTGAAATTATCAGTCATTGCCCTAAGTGCCATTCCATTCTTATGTAACCTGACCTGATTAATAGAGATTAAATCACATGGAAGTTCTCCTCTATACTCCTTAATATCTATAGTCTCAATCTTATCAACATAGACATTAGGAAGTCCCATTGCACTAATAAAGTCCAATGTATATTGAATAGCTGTTTCAAGATTGAGGTCAGTAAGTAGTGGGTGTCTTAGTAATCTGTCAAGCACTACTCTTATATTTACAAAATTATTATTCTGTACCATTTTTAAATTTCCATTTAAAACCACCAGCAGTTTTAATTACCAAGTGGCAACATTTATTAATACTATTATGAAATACTCCTGTAATTCTTTCAGCTTCCATAGCTGACTGAAATTCTCTTATAGTTCCATCAGGTTTAATTTGCAAAACAGCTCTGCTATGTGCTCTACCAATAGCTTCTCTATGTTCTTTACTCCTTTTCAAACCTATATTGTGTTTTCTTAAGGACTCTATAGATTCTTTAGATTTCTTCTTCCCCTTGAGGGCAATACTCATTTTATGTCTGGTTTCAGGAGTTACTATTCTTCCTTTCCTACCTATTTTACTTTTATGAGCTTTAGTTAATTTCTTTCCTTTATGTGCTATAGATAGTTTCTTTTTATGAGATTCTGATAAATGTTCCACACTATGACCATCACCACCATCAGTAATATTATAAGACAGGTTAAGTTCCTTACACTTTTTGATTAATTCTTTTTCCATAGTTTTAGCTTGTTCCTCAGATAAGTTTTTAGCTAATACTATATGTTCAAAATTATCCCATCCATATTTTATTATAGCATTATAAAAATATTTGCAAGCTGTATAATTCTTACCATTGTTCCATCTATCATTGGGATTCTTCTTTGAAGTAATTCCAATGTAGATTTTACCAGAGGGAGATATATGTTTGTAAACTATCCAAGTTTTAACCATATCTTAATTTCCTTTCTAAGTAAGGAGCATCTATTAAACCCTCCTTTATTCTTTGTTTAAGTCTTATCTTTAAATCTTTATTAAAGAGAAATTCATAGTAAGATTTATTGTTATAAGTAGCTAACTCTCTATTGTAATATACCTTAAAGATTTCATTCTCCTCTACTCTAACTAATGTCTTATCTTTGAAAGCCTCTTCATCTTCATACCAAAGTTTGAGTGTCTTATCCCAGTCTATAGGAAGATTAGTATGAATCTTTCCATCCATCCCTAATCTTACTCTCCTGTCATATTTCCTTATTTCAATAGTACCCATTGATTTAGGAAGTTTGACATCATGACCCAGTAATAATTCATCAACCAAATGTAAGTTTATCTTTCTTATAATAGCAAAGTATTGTGACTCAGTAAGAACATACTCCTTACTATCAGGTTTATTCTTTCTATAATACTTATAGCCATCATACACACCAAGTGAGTTTCTTACTTTATATTCCCTTGGTTGGTTGACCTTCTTTATCCTCCTTTTAAATTCTCCCAGTGTCTCCATTATCTTTATATCTCCACTTATATTTGTAAGCTGTATTATAATTAGGTCTTTTATTACAGCAGTGTATAATACTACTTGGTAATTTACCTAAAGCTCTTGCTGCTTCTGATGCAGATTCCCACTCTCTTATAAATTCTCCATCAAGGTTATATTGTATTACAGGTTTAGCAGATATTAAGGCTATCTTCCTCTTAGTTTCCTCTGTATGTTTTTTACCTAAATTTGCCTCTCTCAATTTCTGTTTAGTTTCTTCTGAGACTATCTTATTAAGACTTATTTGTCTAAGTCTTTCTAAATGCTCCTTAGGAACTATTCTTCCTTTTAAGGCTTTAGATATTTTAGCTCTACTCTCCTTTGAAATTACTCTTCCTCTAAGACTCAATCTCATTTTATTTCTGGTTTCTTGAGAAGGAGACCAACCATAAGTACCTTCACCTCCATCAGTAATATTATAAGAAATTCCTAAGTTCTTATAATGTCTTATTAAATCCTTTTCTAAATTCTTAGCCCTTTCTTCTGTAAGATTAGTAAACAGGATAATATGTTTAAAATTATCCCATCCATACTTAGTTATAGCTTTAAAAAATAGTATATTATTCTTATAACCATTACCATTATCCCATCTATCTTTTATTCTTTTCTTTTTAGTAATACCTACATAAACTTTATCAGAAGGAGACTTGTGTAAATATACTGAAAAATTAGCCATTTGCAGGAGCACTTAAATTATCATTAGCATCATTATCTTTATCTTTATCACTGTCTCTTGGTCCAGCTAATTCTTGAACAACAAGAGAGACAAGGACTGGAACAAGTGCATCTTCTATTGGAAACTCCTTATCCTCTAACTTACATATTGTACCATTCTCTTCTGGACAAGCCATTTCTGATGCTTCCTTAGCATCTTCAAATATTGCATTGAATCTTACTTTCTCAAGATGCAAGAACTGAGGATTCCATGACTTGAAATATAAGTATCCATCAGGAGCTTTTGAACAATAGATTATATTTCTTAGGAACTTATTATAACCTATATATCTCATTCTATCCCTACTTATATAAGTAATCTCACCTTGATAAAAGTCCATAGGATATACTCTTGGATTACCTATCATCATAGTAGTAGGAACCTTATTCTTACTTCTTAAATAAGAGCTACCTTCACAAGGTTCTCCACTAATAGCTGGAACCTCAATAAGGTCTAAACATATACTCTGATAGTCACTATCTGGTATCTGTTTCTTTATATCAGAATATCTCTGTTTCAGCAAGAATGACCTATACTTTACAAGCAGAAATATGATATGGTCTTTTGTATAAAAGCTATCATCTGAGCTTAGCTTAAGCTCATCAAGCACCATATAAATTACTTCATTATATGTCATAGTTTTATTGTTATATTATAAAATTAAACCCTTGTGCAAAAGTAAGTAATTAAACTAAACTGCACAAGGGTTTTACTATTTTTATATTCAGGGTATAAAGATTATGCTTCTACTCTAAAGTTATCATCCTCAGTACTTCTTAATATACTATCCTCTGTTATTCTTGGTACAAATGTTCTATTGTTAGAATGAACCAAAGTATCATAACTCTCAAACATTGGAAAGTCTATCATACAAGTACTTCCTGCCAGACAATATAGTGCATTGACTATATTTCTGTAATCATCTTGTGTCACATAATAAGACATTTCTCCTGCTAACATTTCTTCCATGAAGAAGAGAACAATTATCTTATCTACATCACTGTACTTCTTATATCCAAATTGAGATAGAGTAGTAAAGTATCTTGTGATGGCTTCCTCAGATATTTCAAGCATTTTATCCATAGCATCCACAATTAGAGGTTGGAGACTTGCAATTATTCTTTATGAAGAACTTATTCCAGTACTTGATAGCCTGTGGATAGTTTCCAGTTCTTACACAAAGTTCAATTGCCTTTAACTTAAGTATCATATCAATGAAACCCTTTGGTATATTACAATCACATTCTACTTCCTTTAGATACTTGAGGGTTTGTTTATATATAGGCTGTAAGTTAATTACAGTACCTAATATTTGGTCCTTATCAAATCCACATGGAGTATCAGTTGATGGTGTACCTTTAGACTTCACATATACAAAGAACATAGTGCTGCAAGGAGAAACCTTCAAATCTTGAATACTTAATTCAAGTCTTATATTCTTTTGTTGTGTGCCATAAGTGAAGCAATATGATTCATCTTCCTCAACTCTTACTGGGTTGCAATTACATTGCTCAGGAAGAGAATAGGTTAAATCATAGGCATCCTCTACATTATATACATAAAGAGGATTGTCACTGGGTCCATTCATCACAAAAGTATCTTGGGTATCAATGACTATACTATCTAACAGGACATCCTCAAAGTAGTCCTGATTATCTACAGATACATCTATAATAAGGAATCTGTTATCTTGTGTTATTCTTAATTCATTAAAATGTAGCATAGTTCATATTTTTAATTGATAAAAAAAGGAGCATAGTTAATTCTATGCCCCTTCTAATGCTATATCGCTTAGGATAAAGTAGCAATTGTAAGCCCTGATGCAGTATTGATAGCATCAATTAGAGCATTCATTGCAGTGTGACTACCATCATTTACAGCAATCAGTGTAATAGTCTTTTCAGACTTTTGAACTGATTCATTGCTTCCTGTGTAGAAGTAGTGAATATCCAGAGTATCATAGATTGCATCTGGGTCTACCAGATAAGTAGTCTTGATGATATTAGGATAACCCATTCCTCTGTAAATATCTCCTCTTGCACCCATGCAGAAGTATTCAAGGTCTGCCATTAAGTGTCCATCAGGAACAGTATTCTTAGGAGTTACAACTTTTGCCTTAGCCCATAATCTTTCTTCACCATCAACTGTAATAGTCAGTGACTGGGGAGTGAAAGGAATAAATGCCTGAGGCATCATACCAAGAACCCAAGGTTGCTCTGTTTCCTCAATGATGATTTGGTTATAGTCAGTTGCAGTAAGGTCTGATTCCTTAGTAGCTGATGTAACTGGAACATCAGTAGAAGCTGATGCTTCACTGATAAGGTAAATATTCACAAGAGGAGTAGATTCTGTTTTATTCTCCAAGTTCTTAGCTAAAGAAATAGCCATCTTCTTGTAGAAGTCTGATGCAGTCATTCCACTTCTTGCAATTACTTCACCATACTTGAAGTACTGGTCTTCTTCTGACAAACCAATGTATTGTCTGAAAGCCAATCTCAAGATGTAATTTTGACCTACTACTGGAGCATTTGCCACATCAGCATCAAGAGTAACTGAATACCTAACCAGCTTATGAGCCAGAGCATCTGATGATGTAGCCTTTGCATACATTATATTTGCAATGTCAATCTTGTCACTTGATACAATTCCAGCAGGTGACATGTACTGAAAGTACAAAGTAGTCTTAGCTCCGTCTGCCTTTGGGACAATATCACCAGCAGTTGTAGGGACTTCTGTAGCAGTTTTTAGAACCTTTGCAACATATAACTGTCTTACTTGATTAATAGAAATTACCATAATCTTTTTAGTTTAATTAAACATTTATAATTTATTCTTTATTTCCTGTCAGTTGAGTTTTACTTATTATGGCAAGCTGTACAGCCCTCTCAAGTATTGCTCTGTGTACTACAGGATTTAGTTCACATTCACTTTCAGTACTTACACCATTGATACTTAGTCCATCAGGTAAATCTTCAAGTATAATAGGAGTGGGTTGAGAAATATATCTCATTAAATACTTGTCCACATTATACTTGCTGATTAATTCAGCTAAATCACTTTTTATATCAAGTCTTAGTACTCTGTCTTTACTTGGTCCTCTAAATGGATTATCTTTTGCTCTGTATAAATCATCCTGTGGTAATGGAACCACACTTGCCTCTATACCATCCAAGCAACCTAATCTACTATCCTTGAGGAATGCCACTTCATAAGTAATGAACCAAGTATCTTGTGGTATATTAAAGAATACTGAGTCTTGTGATAATCCCAGTTTTCCTGTAACCTTGGTACTTGTTTCATAGGTCTCCACCAAATTGCTCAAATATCTTCTTATTTCTTCTGTCTGTTCAAAGGACTTGCCATAAACAACATTCCTTCCAGAGTAGATGTCAATAATCAATTCTTCTTGAGCATTAGTGAGAAATGTTGATTTCTCATATTCATCAAGGGTTATATTAGGAGTGATACCAAATGAGTTAAGTAAAGTACTGAATCCATCAGAAAATTCTTTATTAGTCATTATTCACTTCTTTGTCCTAATTCAACACTTGCCTGTAAGTCTCCTTGGTAAGCTGCCTTAGCCAATTCAACTGCTCTCTGTAATATCTCACTATGAATAATTGGGTTAAGCTCACATTCTGAAACAGTGCTTACACCATTTATTGTGACATCACCATATTCAGAAGATAGATTAGTAGTGATAATTGGAGCAGGTCTTCTTATATATCTTACCTTATAGTCTGTAATAGTTTCATTACTATTTACTATTAGTTCTACAGAGATATTGTTTATAGAAGGAGCAATTATTCTCCATGCCTGATATTTAACTGGTTCTTTATAAGGTCTTGACATAAGCCTTGTATAATCAGAATAACTGATTGGAACTATCTGTTCAGTTCCTGCATTAGTATCAACAGCCTCATTTATAACCAAGAATAAGTCAGCAGGTAAATCATATACCTTAGCTCTCTTATCAAAGGTGACAGTAGGAGCACTTGTATTAAGTACTCCTTGTCCTACCTTTATTAATTCTGAAAAATCTATTTGTCTTTTTGGTGAATCATCTAATCCTTTTCCATACTTATTACCAGCAGGTTCAAAATAGTTCTTAACTATCTCTTCCTGAGCCTTAGTAAGCAGTACAGACTTTTCATACTCATTTAATCCCGGAGCAGCATTGCTCATTATGTTATTATAGAGTACATCAAATTCATTAGAAAATTCATTAACATTCATATCTTTATTCTTTTAGCTTTGCTTCCAGACTGAACTTCAATTCTTGTCTCTTAGGAGCACTTAAGAACTTAGCAGCTACACTTAAAGTAGGTTCTTCATTATCTTCACATAGAGGAGAACCATCAGATTTCAGGTATAACATACCACCTCTGTTACTAATTAGACCTTCTTCAATAGCCTTCTTAATCAGAACTTTAGTATCAAGATACTGGTCTTCTGAAACTCTTAAGAATAGTTTTGGGTCAGCTTGAATTAGCTTGTTAATCTTCTCATGTAAGAATTCAATCTTAGTTGTCTTAGCAAGAGGTCTTCCATCAATAGTTTCAATGATTACTCTTAGCTTATCAGCATCATCTTGAATTTCACCAAACTTCATGTATGACTGCATTGTAGCATTCATTTCCTTCTTAGCAGTCTTAGCTTCCTCACCTTCCTGTACAATTACAAACTGATAAGTCATTTTAGGTCTGTCTTGCAGCTCTTGAAGAGAAGATGCAATATAGTCCTTGTTTGCTAAAAGGATTTTATATTTGATATAATCATCAGGGTCAGCCAAGTTCAAGAAATTATCTTGCTTAGTTAATCTGACTGCGAGATTATCCCAATAATTATCTACCTTCTTATAGATAGATAGAGCATTGTATTCAAGACCCATTACATCTTCAAGGTAAGCCTTTTCTTTATCAGTGAGGGCATTTACATACATACCAGAACTCAATCTTGGTAGAGTAAACCATCTTACTGCTGCTTCTGCCATACCTCCATATAAGATATGCTTAGGGTTTGAAACTAAACCAGTCTGCTTGGGAACAAACCTTACTATAACTCTTTCATTTCTTAGGCAGCTAATAGGTTCATCATTATCCTCTATTGCTGCTTGTTTCTTTGTTCTTCTTGTCTTTGGTTCTTCAAAGAGGTTATCTACATCAGGTACAACTGGTGTTTCCTTCATAATCTCTTCATCATCCAAAACCATCTTACTAACTTCTTTTGCCATATTACTTCTCCATTTAATATCTTAAAAAAGAAAAGGAGAGGGAGAATTTCCCTCCCCTTTTATTCTATGCTTTATCCTTGCAGAATTGCAGGGATTAATGATGCTGTTCTTGTTGGGTCAAGCACACAAACACCCAATGTAGCCATTCTGTGAATTACAGCAGAATCTTCATCAAATGACATATAAGGATTACCCTTTTGCCCTGTGAAAGGATTCCTGATACCCCACTGGTATCCTCTGTATTCATTGTCACCCTTAATCTTACACTTGAAGATATTAGGTTGGTCCATAGTACCAATGTACCAAATATCATATCTGTAAGAGAAAGCAACACCTCCATTAGGGTGAAGAATCTTATTTCTTACAGGGTCATCATAGAATGGGTCAATATCCAATCTTACCCTTACACCATTAGGAGCTTTGTATTCAACAAATTGGAAACCAGCACTAAGTGCATTGCTGTGTAGCTTAGACTGAACTTTCTCAACAACTCTTGTAGAGTTATTATCAAGTACAAATGTAGTCCAACCAGATACAGTCTTCAATACTTCCTTATGGAACTGAATAGCACCTCTTTCACCAGTTTTAATGATGAATAGTCTATCATCCATTGCAAGTTTTGAAGCAGATAGTTCATACAACATATCTTCAAGTAACTTCAAGCTGAATGTATTGTAGTACATAGTATTAGCAACTTCTGTTTGTTCAAAGATACCAGCACCAGTCTTAATTACATTACCTGACTTACCAAAGTTCATGTATTCCCCATTCAGATTTCTGTTTGAAGTACCCCATGCCATAGCATTGTTCTTGTACTCATCAAATTGAAGTTCTACTTCCCAATCTACATAGTGCATCCACATGTTTGCAGTGTCCTTCACTTGCTTTCCACTTTCAAGATTTCTAACTATAGGAATACCCATAGCAAGTTTCTTGTTCAGCTTATTACCAGCTACCTTATGTTGGATTCTGATTGTAGTCCATTCATTTCTCATAGATACAGGAGAAGTGAATCTAACATCACCAACCTTTCTTGAAAGTTCTTTTTCTACAGGAGCAAATTCAATAGAGAATCTTTCTCCTTGTTGCAGTCTTTCAGCAGGAACACCTTGAGTATTACCACCCATAAGTTCTACTTTGTACACTGCATTAGTACCTTCCATTCTTGCATCACCAAGGATTCTAAATGGATATACTTGGTTCAAGTTACCTACAATAACTTCACCATCTGCAAACCAATCTTCTGGGAATACCAGATAGAAAGGAGATGTACCAACTCCCACATTAGCTGCCTCAGCAGTAACTACAATACCATCTCCATCTCTTGCTTCTACAAGAGGAATGTTTCTCCTTGAAGAACCAATAACATCCCAGTAGTATTCATTATCATCTTCAAACTCTCTTGTAGGGAATGAATTAAGGAATGTATCCAAGCTCTTTCCTCTATAGAAAGCCAACAGTTGCACCATAAGGTTTGTAGCCTTCTGAGGTGCTTGTTGGAAGATAGCTCCAAGGTGGTTGTCACTTGTCAGACCCTTCCAGTGTTGGAAGCCTAACATTTGAAATTTACCTAATTTACCAGCCATAATCTGTTAATTATTTTTGTTAGTTAATATGTTTTTAGACATCAAGGTCCCAGCCCTTTCCAATATAAGACTCAGTATCTTCCTCAACTCCTCCAACATATCTTGGATTACCTGTTGAGGTTCTGGCAGTGCTGCTGAGTTTATGCTCTAATTCTCTAAGACTTTGCTTGACTTCTTTCTTTACTTTACCTTTTACAAGACCATCAATATTCTTGAAGCCATCAGTCATAGTGAACAATACAGACAGATACTTTCTGAACTCAACTGGATTATCCATTTCATATTTTTGAATGGCAGTCAAATATTCTCCATCTTCTGTTTTAAAGACAGGCTTAGTTATATTCTCAAATGCTTTTTGTCTTGTAGTCTTATCAAGTGTAATACCTGTAAATACTTCCTTATCCTCAAGCATTGCTTTCTTTAACTGAGCAGCCTCTTCTTTAATTTTCCTTTGTTCTTCTTTTGCCTCTTCTTGAGCTTCCTTGATTAGGTCTTGATATTGATTGCTAAAGTACTCTCTGTTACTTTCCAATGCCTCTTTTGCATCTTCAATATCTGTACCAGCATTAAAAGATTTTTCAACTTCTCTTTTAGCTCTGGCTTCACTATAACCTCTGTTCCTAAAGTCCTGATAGATTAAGTTCTTTCTCAATCTTTCACCCTTTTCAGTTTCATCAGTTATATATTCCTCCTTGATTGCATCCAAATTAGCAAGGGTCTGTTCATACCTTCTTACTTCATCTGGTTCTACATCAGCTTGTAATGCAGCATCAATTCTCTTTTGTCTTTCATCCAACCTAGCTTGAACAGTCTTTTCAACTGCTTCTGCAAAATCTTCTGGAGTCTTGATACCATTTAATGTATCATCATCAAGGTCAGGGAAGATACCTTCTTCTTTCAAGGCACTGGCAATGGAAGAGTAGAAGTTAGTTTTGGGAGAAGTACCTTTGTCCTTTTCAGATTGGGTATCTTCCTCTTCTTCTTGATTATCTTTTCCACTACCTACGCTCTCTGGATTATCAAATAAATCATCAGGATTTATCTCTTCTTCCTCAGTAGTTTTTTCATTTTCTTTTTCTTCTTTCTCCTTTGGGGCAGGTGGAGTTACCTGTGTTTCTTCTTCACCCCCATCATCAGAAAATAGATTCTCTACATCTATTTCATCCCCTGTCATAATGAGGTCTTCACTTAATTCTCCTATCATATTTCTACTCCTTTAGTTATTAAACTGATGCAAAGATAAGAGGAGTTTATGACTTCTACAACATAGTAAATAAGACCCTTGCAACTCTATAAATAAATTACTTATTTACTGCCAAAAAGTAAGGGTATAGTAATTAAACTATACCCTCTACAATTCTACTCAATTGTAAGACTTAGTTCCTCTCCAAGGAGCTTTGCTTTCAGCATAACTGAATATAACTCCTGAAAGGTAGCTGTGCTATTGATTACTTGTCCCTTTATCTTGTTTTCACCAACAAGGATACAACCTAAAGTATCCTCAGCTTTATTACCCACATGGATTAGTACCCCCTCATATCCTTTAACATCTATAAGTCTGGGTAACTTTCCTCCACAGAATTTAGCCCATGACCTATCCTTGAATTTAGGACTTACAGTATTCATATCAATCTTGTAAGTTCCATAAGGAATTGCTGTCTGTCCATAGACCTTCTTACTCTGTATCTCCAGAAGAGATTGTGTTTGATAGAGACCTCTATCAGTATCCTCTAAAGTATCACATTCATAAACTCCATTTACATAAAGTTTACCTATGGTATATTGAGGACCTTTGAATGTTCTTTTGAGTAATAGTTTCATATTAGCTTCCTGTTGCTACTAAAGTTACATCTTTTACTGTATCTGCTGATACTACTTGACTACCACTCTGTGGAGTATAGCCTGTCTTACTTACAGACCATGAAACTGTAGAACCCTTTGCAACTACAACAGTTGACCTGTTTGCATTATTGATAGTTACAGTAGCATCTGTTGAAGTAGGTTTGATTGTAAATGCAACTCTTTCTACAAGAACTGACTCTAATATACCTCCAGTTCCTCTTACCTGAATATCTTCAATCTTACCTGAAAGATTATCCCTTATAACCAATATTTCATTATTAGTTATTTCATTTGGGTCTCCTTCAACTATTCTTGAAAGACTTCCTAAATTAAGTACTCTTTTCATATTATCACTTATTTAATTTAATTACATCCTCATAATTTCCCTTTCTTATCTGACAAGATAAATCAGTACATATACTTGTCATTAAGCCCATTACCTGTTGTCTCAATTCTTTTACTTCCTTTTCAAGTTCTTCATTTCTTGATAAAGCTCTGTCTAACCTAAGTTTATTATCCTCAGAAAGTCTTGTGTAAAATTCAAGAGACTCCTTCATGTTATTTATAAGATTATTGTCAACCTCACTATTATACTTCTTTCTTGCAAAGAACCATGCAGTAAATCCCGAAGCAAAGGAAGTTACAATACCTACTAATGCTGTAATAAGTATTCCACTTTCAATCATAACTATTCAATTATTTGTATAAATCTTTGAGTCTTGTTTTTAACATAAGGGTTCATTTCCCTTACATTAACTTCTACTACTGTATGTTTCTTCTGGAACCACCTAAATAAGAAGAACTTCTTTGGTGGGTTCACAGTCTCCCTTTTACCATTTATGAATGTATATCTCTCTAATTCTATCTCAGGACTAAGTGCTATAGTGCTTGGGAACTTTAAATGAAGATTAGTTTTAAACCACTTATCTCCCACTATAGTATCAAGACTAAAGTCTTTTCTAAAGATTGTATCAGTCAATGTGATGGTATCATGCCTTTGTGCATGACTTGCTTCATATTGAAGCTGCTGTAATCTCTTATCCTTTATTCCTAATTCCTTCTGGACCACTTTCATCTTCTTGATAATTGAATCATTGAAGTAATTAAGCTGTTCAACTGTTAGTTTTAATACTCTATTATTACCTTCAAGTCCACTCAACTGAGCATCATAGGCTTTAACATTCTCAATGGAAGTCTTATACTTATTGGTGAGTATTCTATTCTGATTATACAGAACAGCTACTGCTCCAATCAATATAATAAAAGCTATTATTACATACTTCTTCATATCTTCTCCCAATTATTTTATGCAAAATAAAGATTTCTACTTTTAACCCAATTCTTTCTAAGAATCTTATAGCCTTTACCACTAGCAATATAGTGGTTGTATCTTCTGTCCTTTAATGATAATACTCCATTTCTTTCCTGTAAATCTTCATCATCAGGAAGATTGGTCACAGTATTATTCTGCTTAATAAGTTCTTGTAGGGCAGGACTAAGTTTATCAGGAGTAATAATACCATCAGGTAACTTGCTAGCCTCAGATTGAACAAACTCCAAGTCAGGAATTATTTGCCAATTAAGACTATCTGTCCAATGTTCTTGAATATCTTCTAAGTTGCCTTTGTAGTATTCAGTAATATATTTAGTACCATTATTATATGTAATCTATAGCCCCTTTCTCCTCATAGATTCAGGTATGAGATTCCTTGTGTTTTCTACAGTATCTTGATAAGGTACATATATATATATATTATTGAAACTACCTAATATAGTAGTGAGAGATTTACTACTCTCACTATCTATAATGTTCTTAATATAATTTAGATTATATACCTCTTCATATCCACTACTTGTCTTTCTATATAATTTTCAGCCATGAGTCACTATTTTTTTTTTATTAATTAAATGAAGTATCTAATACTGATGGTTCAACTCCTGTACTGTCATACCACTTTCCATTAAGATACCATATGAGTTTATTAATAGTAGTATCTTTATATACAAATCCATCAGGAGGAGTTGTAGGTCTGCTAGATGTAGCCCCTTCTCTTAATGTACCAAATGGTACATTATTGCCATCAACCCATTTTGAGCCATTATATTTATATATAATGGAATTAATTACAATTTCATCTCCTATTTTCCACTTTCCATACTTAGGAAGTGCAGATAGATAAGCTCTTATATTAATATAGTTTACTTTCTCCACTTTAGAGCATTCATCATAATTATCTCTCTTACTTAAATAATCTCTGCTTATTCTGTTATTAAGAGCATCTCCAGTATCCAAAAGGTAATAAGATGGTTCTGTCTCTTGACCTGTAGTACCATAACCATCCATACCATACATTTCATTATTATACAAGTCTACTACATATCTGTAATCAATAGTAGTACCATTATTCAGATGATATATATACAGACTACCATCATGTATCTTACTGAAATCCTTACTAATAGTTACAATAGGAATTTGTTTCTTTACTCCGAAATCAGTAGGAGACTGACCTACTGCAACTTCACCTAATTTCTTACCAATAGCTCTGTCCTTATCATATATAAATATAACAATATATTTAGAGTTGGACATATCTCTTAATACCATATCATTCTCTCTCCATTGGACACCCAATTTAATTCTTGAAGAAGGTTCAATAGTGTTATCTCTATTGTATATATTTAAATTACTAGTTAGTTTTTCCCCTAATGTTGGAAAAGACTCTCTGTAAGTTGATGCCCTTGCTTTAGTGTTTCCTAGTATCTCTACAACAGGAGATATATCACATTTACTATTATCATAGTAAATATCATAGTATTTATCATTGACACTACCAAAGTCCTTATTAAAGCTACCAGATACTATAACATCAATTAAAGTAAGTTTAGATAATTGAAATAATGGAGAGTCATATAATTTGTAGTTGATATTATCTTGTATGTTAATAAGGTGCCTATTATGCTTCCATATCTTACTTGATTGGATTACTACATTAGAGTTTGTAACAATATATTCTTTAGCCTCCTCATCATGGTGATTTATTATAGTACCTTGAGAGCCAATAATATTAAATCCGCAATTTATACAATTAGAGGAGATAAATCCTTGAGAACCTTCTATTCTAATCTTACAACCATGAATGGCATCTAGCCTGCATCCATCCCCCTTTCCAATAACAATATCATAAAAGTCTCTATCATCACTGGATAATTCAATATCATGTATATATTTAAGGTCTATATAGTTATGGTTATTTGGATATTCCTTTCCTAAATATCCTCCATAGGCTAATAAAGTGTTATTTATATTAAGTGCTTTTATATTACTTATTTCTCTTTTATCTGCACAAAATATTATTTTGGATTTAGTATTAAAGGAATCATCTACTATAAAACTCTTAATAAATACTTCCTTGTCCATACCAGTATCTGTATCATCATATTTCTTACTTTCAGAGGATATAGAAAAACAATAATCCAATGGATTTATAGGAGTTATTCTAGAACCATTAAAATCTATAGATACATTTTTAGCAATAAATATTGTCTCTTTTATGTAATAATTCAAACTCCAAGGAAATATAATTGTTATATTTAAATTATAATGTGTGTCTGCCTTCCATTTATTTATTGTGTTTAGAATTAATGATAGGTCATATCCATAAGTTCCCTCTTTTTCTACAGTTGGGAGTATTGATTTAGATAAATCAAGAGTAGCTCCATAAGAACCAAATGTAACATCCTTAAATGTGAAAATACCATCTACACCAAAATTCTCAATATTGGCTTTTGAATTTATCTTTCCATTACTTAGACTGCCACCGTCAAATAATAATTTACATCTTCTTGGAATATTTATAGTCTGCCCATTTAAATCAAAGTCATACTTTATAACATAAATAGTATTAGTATCACTCAGCATATCTTGTGACAAAATATTCTTTCCACCTTGAATATTTTTCCTTAATATCTTATATCCTAAATTTATGTTGTTTGCACTATTATACTTTCTATCAGCAAACTTCAATTGATTATGATTATCTGAAATTATATCTTCATTATCAGGAGTATTAATTATAAATTTACTTAATGGTATAAGATTTACCCAATGTATTCCATCATATCCATATTGAACATATCCTTCATCTACTTCTAATCTTAACATAGGAGTATCACCCTTATCTCCTTTTATACTGTCTCCTTTATCACCTTTTGGACCTTCAGCCTTAATTCCAGTATCAACTCCATTGACAATCCAATTACCATCAGCAGAGATACTAATATCACCTACCAACATATTTGAACCTAATCTCCAGTTATTTCCATCCTTCCAAGAAACATCATCTACAGCATCAATTCCATACCATTCTGTAATAGTATTTCCATCATATAGCACATAGGTTATCCACAATCCTTGCTTCCTAATTGACATAGGAACTTCAAGTCTTGTAGTTTCTCTACTTCCTGTATATGAAAGGAAGTACATATTAAAGCTGGAAAGAATGTCTATCAGAGTAATACCACTATCCTTGTCAATTACTGCATCAAGGAAAGTCTTAGGGAAGATTTCTTCATATCTTCCCTCTTGACTATTCTTTTTAATTAGTTGTTGTGTATCTTTCATAAACTATATTATTTTATACAGTTGTACCTGTTGCATTCACCCAAGCTGAACCATTTCCCCAGATAGGTTTACCTAAGGTAGTATCAAAATAAAAAATACCAGCGTGTGGGGTTGTTGGTCTTGAGCTTGAAGGACCAACAGTAGGAGTAGGGTTTAAGGAGCTTGTAGCTACATATAACCATTCACTCCATGTATTATTATCCATCCTTTTCCTGATAAAGAGATAAGCCTGAGGTTGTTCTCCTCTTACAAACATAGGAAAGAACAACTGTTTTGTCAGACCTTTATAATATCCCTTTGTAGGGTGGACACTAACTAATAATCCTCCCTCAGCGTTTAGTGGTGCTTTATTAATACTGTCAGCAGTAATAATAGTACTAACCACTCCAATAGGTAAATTATCTGGAAGTGTATCTAAGTTAAATGGACTTGATGCAACAGAACTCAAATCATTGTATTCACCAATATCAGAAGGAGCACCACACAAATTGTTTTTGAATATGTATCTATCAAGATTAGCGCTTTCTGCTAATTCTACAAACTTAACATTAGAAGCCTCCCAAACATTTACTCTATTATTAACAATGATGGCTGAACCTATTGTTCCTCCCAACTTAAATGCAGAATCAGTATTAATTCTCTGATGAAAGTTTCCATCAATAAGAACTGCTTCGCAATTATCAAAAGTAACAGCAGGATTATTCCATAACTCCATTCCAACTTGGTCTCCTGTTATATTGTTGCAATAATTTGCTTTTACACTATTACTAATAGCATTGCCATACTTTAACTGTCCACCAATATTATTTGTAATAATTACATCTGAAATTTTGTCTACTGAAAAATATACTTTAGCCTTAATAAATGTGTTTTTGGTAATAATCAGACTACATGTTGTCTGAGATTCCATTTTTATATATATATCATGAGAATTGCTGCTTACAAATGTATTATTTTCTATTATGAATCTATCAGCAGTAATAGAATTTTTCGTAGGATTAACAAATGCTATAGTCCCAACAACACCTTTAATATTTTCAAAGTGATTGTTGATAATCTTAACATTCTTAATTTCAACATCTGCTTCTGGCTCAAAATCTATAGCTCCTGGCATTACATCACCAGAGCTATTTTTAAAAAGATTATTATCAATTGTAAAATTGTTACATACATAAACAGATATACCCTGCCTACTAACTATATTTTTACCATCAAAAATACAATCTCTTACTGTAACATCATTAACAAAAGAAGTCATCCATCTTCCCTCATTCGGGGATAGCAGTGCTCCAGCAGTTATTCCATCTCCACAATAGCTTAAAAATTTACATCCTTCAATAATACAATTATCTATATTTCCAAGATTAATAAGTGCTGAGAATTGAAAAATTTCAGTATGAGTGTGTATCAATTCGAGATTATAGAATCTAATGTTTTTTATTTTTGGGGCAGTCAAATCTGCATCTTCTGGAGGGGTTGTAAAAATATTACAGCACCAGTTATCAGCAATTACTTGAGAACCTGCTAATCCATTAAATTGTATATTGCTCTTTATATGAATACCATCTTCTCTTCTATTAAATGACTCATTATTTACCCCAAATATTTTATATTTATTAGTAAAAATAATCTGTGCATTATATGGAGCTATATCAACCGCAGTTTGTATTGCTTTTAAATCATTAGTAATACCATCCCCTTCTGCACCAAACCATTCTGGATATAAGGTTGAAGTACTTGTATTTCCTGTTATAGTAACAGTATTAGCTATTTTTATAGTTCCTATAAGAGCTGTATTATTAAGAACTAATGTTCCATTATTAATACCTCCTCCTTGAAAGTCTAAGGTACACCCTTCTGGAATAGTAAGAGTTCCTCCTCCAATGTCTAAATCTTTAGTTATCTTATAGATAGTATTGGTTCTATTAAATCTATCTTGTAATGCCATATTATTACCTTTTTAAATTATTATCAATTACCTTGCAAATATAAGTAAAAGTTCTTATATATGCAAGTAAAAGTAGTACTTGATTTATATATCAAATACTACTTTATTTAGTTAGACTATTACTACTCTTGTTGTAAGAGTGCCATCTTCATTCATCCAAAGATTATTCTCACTATCATAGATAACCCATTGCATTAAATCCACATCAAAGTATCTGTATCCTGTAGAAGGATATTCAGGTCTTTGAGCTGTAGTACCTGCTTTTCTATTGGACTTGAATCCATCTCCATCTACCCATACATTGTGGTTCCACCATACAGGATGATTTAATGTACTATCAAAATAAGCCTTACCATTATCATAAGTGAGGTCTTGTAGCACAGGAAGGTCAGTTGTAGCAAAAGCCTTAACTAAGCTATCCTTAGAAACCATTCCTTCTGTAAAGAAGTGGGATAATGTATAGCTTCCTGTAGTTGGTAAGTCTCCTCCACCATCTAAGTAAACTATATTATTATCATAATCACAGCTTCTCACATAGGCTTGTATTCCATTCAGAATAACTAAATCACCTCCATTGAAGCTGGCAGAAGCTCCTGCATTAGTCATATTACACACACCATAACCATTCATAGTACATGGCATATTAGTAGCAGGATTAGTTGGATTCAAGAAAGCTCTTGCACTTGAATATTGAGTACTGTTACCATACCAGTCATAGAATTTCTGATTAGGAGACACTCTTGTATAAGTTCTGTTATTCTGTACTAATGCCTCAAAGTCCAGCTTATAATTAGCTAATCTTGGTAATACCTCAGCTAAAGTTACTGAATTGATACCTGTATGAATTTCTGGGTATAATGAATGTCTGTTTACATTTATATTACCTGTATATTCAACTCTACCATCAACAGCTACATACAAGTTATTATATGTGAGTTCTCTAAATACACACTTAGTAACAGCTAATCCAGCAATAATCTTATAGGTCTTTATACCATAATCACCACCTCTTATATAGCTGTTTCTAATCTCACAATTAACCAACAGATTGTCAGCAACCTTATTAAGCTCAATACATTTCTTATTCCTTGGGTTCTCAACATGACAGTTATCAACTGTAATATTACATACATTATTGATAAGCAGTGTACCTCCATCCCAAGAGAATCCTTGAAGCATTATTCTTGCTCCTTGATAATCATCAAGCACTGCATCACCAAAGTCAGTATCACCAACAATAACTGAATATTCTCCTGTAGGAGAACTATAGTTACCACCAGTAATATTTATATCATTAGCCATGTAAGCATTGCTATAAATACTCAGGTTCTTTGTATTATAGTTAGACATACAATTAAGGATATTAATTGTATATTTCTTGGCAAGAATACCTATCTTACAATACTTAACCTTTACATTATCAAGAACTACATAAGGAGCATCTACATCTATACCAGTAATAGTTGAAGTAGTAACCATTCCAGTTCCCAAATCATTACCTTCTACATATAAATCCTTAATAGTAGTTACAAAAGGAAAGCTCCTTTGGTTGATATGTATCAAAGAATAAGCCATCTGTACTTCTCTATTCTTGATTCTACTACTATTACCTATAATATCATTATACACTTCAAGTGTAGAATTAACAACATAAGTCAAATTAGTAGCTAAGATAAGAGGAGCTTTCAATGCTAAAGCTCTCTTAATTGCAAGTGTATCATCTGTAAGTCCATCTCCTTTAGCACCAAACCATCCTACTTCAACATTAGCATTAGCTACAGTGCCTGTTACATCTGCTGTTATATTAGGATTTCCAGCTAAAACAGTGTTATTAAGCTGTAGAGTACCATTATTTATACTACCTCCTTCAAATAAAAGAACACTTCCACTTGGAACAGATAATATTTGTCTGTTCAAGTTATAATCATATTGTAGTATATAGATAGTATTCTTTTTGGAAACCATTGATTGTTGAAGAAGGTTTGTAGTAATTGTATTACCAGAAGGGTCCTCAACAGTTGCAATATTCTTTCTAAGATACACTCTTCCCATTCCTGAATATTCAGCAGTGTTATAATTCTTGTCTGCAAAAAGTAATGATACTTGGTTATCAACATTAACCTTTGGCACGATGTCCTCACTATCTGTAATAGATATACCTGAAAGTGCAGCTATTAAATCTACCCACAAAGTAGTATTATTCCATTGATTTACTCTTTCCCCTTGAAACTGGTATAATCTCCATTTTCCATTATCATCAAGGAATGTAATAACCTGACCAATCTTCCTACTCCTGAAAAGAATAAGCTGAATGGCTTGGGATAAGGTAAGATAAGATTCACCATACTTATCTGTAATATTTACAAAATCTGAAACCCCAAGTAAGAATAATTGGTCTATGAAGTCCTTTAAAGAAACTTTCATATTCTGACCATTCTGTACTATAGCCAAAATCTCATTTCCTTTTAGAGGAGTTGCAGCTCCTACAAAGTCAGTATCTTTCCTACTGTTTGCAAGGAGCCACTTCTCTATCTTTCTATAATCTTCTTGTGTAAAAAACATAGTATATTAGTTTAAGTCTCTCACCATAATATCTGCCACCTTTAATGCAGACAGAATTGCATTTACTTGAGTTACTACTGCTGCCAATTCAGCTCCAGTAGCCAAGTTAGCCACATTAGTAGCTTTCTTTACTCCACCAATAGTACTTGTGGTTGCAGCAGGAAGTACATAAGGTTCTGAATCTCCACCTATTGTAGTCCATTCACCATTGTTAAAGTACTTAGCAGTGCCTTTATTAAGCCATACTGAATTAGTATCAGGAGCATTAGGACTTATTACTAAAGTTCTTATTGTCTTCATATCTTTTATTTATTAGTTGTACTACTTTTCTTTCTTAGAGCTTGCCTCTTTATACTTGCATCAGTATTGGCTTTCTCTTTCTCAAGTTTTAATTTATCCTTATCAAGTTGTAACTTAAGGTCAAACTCTCTTATCTTCTCAGCAAGATTAGCTTTAGCTTCTGGACTATAATCATCAATCATAATTCCATCATCAAAATCTGCTTTTGATTCAGCTTGCATTTGAGCTACTATTATCTTAGTCTGATTATCTCTTATATTAGCTTCTTCCTTCTGGAGAAGTTCTGCTTCTTTCTGTTGTTGCTGCATAGCAGCTATTTGCTGTTGAGCTTCAAGTTGTTCCTTCTGAGCCTGTGCCTGTCTTTCTCTAATCTGCTTTTCATCTTTCTCAATCAGTCTTTGCTTTTCAGCCAAGCTGCTTGATGTATAGAGCTTAGTGATAGTAGAGAATGATAAAGTCTGAGTCTGTAATGCAGCCTGAGCCAAAGTATCTAACTTCTGTTGAAGCTCTTGAGTTCCATTACTATTATCTACAACCAAACCATAGTCAGCCTCAGCAAATTCATCACCATCAATCTCCATTACTCTTGTAGATGTATCTGATAATATATACTGGAACTTCTTGTTTCTACCTTTCAAAGCTACCTTTGCAGTCTCTAAGAAGCACTCTAAAGCTCTCTTCTTAACATCATCATGAATAGTAAATAACCACTCAGTAATATGACTTGATTGAAGAGTAGCCCTCTCAACTCCACCTACAGTTTCTCTTTGAGATACCTGACCTTCTCTTTGCTTAGATATACCTGCAACCTCAGCCATTTCCATCTTAATAAACTCAAGAAGGTTAATCTGTTGCTGAATATAGTTACCTATATTGGTTTCAATCATTCCCTTTCCAGCATTATTAAGAGCACCTGCCAGCTTACCTGTAGAGGCTCCTATAGTACCTTCCTTGAAACTATCTATAACTGCAATATGGTTTACTCTTGCATAATACATCCACTTACCAACATCCCATCCTTTAGGAACTTTAGATAAGTCAAGCTCTAAGATAGAACCCCAGTTTGAAGCAATAGCTTTATTCAGTCTATCATGAATAGCATCATATAAATAGTTATATGGCTTCATCATATCTACCAAACTGAAAGGTCTGCTGTCATTTAGATTATAGATAGAACCTACAATACCAAAGTGGCATCTTGAAGGATTATTCAACCTGTTATATTGAATCAGTCTTGGTCTCATATTGACAAATATTTCATTGCCAATCATGGTTCCTTCCCATGCTTCATTAACCCAGAATGATTGTACTTCTTCTCCTGCTTCCTTATTTACTACATAATTCTCAGGATAGAAGTTCCATTCTTCCTCACCAGTTTCAGGGTCATAAGATTTAACCTTAAGTATCTTTCTCTTAGACTTCCAGTATAATCTAAGTACTCTAAGATTACCTGCCAAGTCATAAGGAAGCAATGAATTTGCTATACCTTCTGTGAATAAATTAGCTGGGTCAAAGAAATAGGTTCCATCTCTGACAGTTATTTCATCACCAATCATATTCTGATTGACAAATCCATACCTCTCATCAATATTATCCATCTGGTCAACAGCTCCCTGACCTATATAATCAGGCATAGTTTCAATATACTTTATGTCCTTTGGAGATAATACATCATAATATGTATCTATTACTCTACCCGGAGACCAATAATCCTCAAGGATTATCATGTCAGCATCTTCCACCTTATTACTGTACCCAGACTTGAATATCCTAATCTTTAATGGATTCACTCTCTCAATGACTGGTTCTCCACCTACAATATCACATTGATAGATTTCCTCACCTACAGTCATTGCATCCATGAAACCATTATTGAATATAAGAGGAATATCATATTCCTTGATATAATGATTAAGCAATTCATTTGCTCTTACCTCTCTTATATCCTGCCATTCATAGGTATAATAGTCATTTAATTTTTCAAGTTTGATATTATATTCATCCTCAGATATTGAGGTGTCAGTTATCATTTCTTGAAGCCTTTGTAATAGCTCATTCTTCTTATTATCCTCTATTTCTGAGATAGCATTAGGATTGGTTACTACTACCTTAAAGTCAAATACTCTCTTACTTTCCTCACCTCTAAGTACATTCAACTTACTATTCATGATAGGATAATGTTGTAACCTATCAGGAATGTAAGCTGCCTTTATACCATCTGGATTGAGTACCAGTTCTAAGTCTGACATATGTAGCCTACCATTAAGTAAGTCATAGTTTATCTTTTTATGGATTACTGACTTCCTAACCAAGCTATAATTGAAGAATGTCTTCTGATTAGCCCACAACAGACAATCCTTTCTCCATTGCTTAGTCTTCTTAGAGAAAGGAAGCATCTGTCTGGGAAAGTTTAAAAAATCTGCCATAGTCTTCCATCATTTAATTTTGTGACAAAAGTAAGTAAAAAAGTCCATTTAGTCAAGCACATAAGTGATTTGTTTATCTAATTACATCTTCTGTACTAAATTTACTGGGTTTCTGGAAAGGCACTTCTACCCTCCTGTAATTCTCAGTAAAGAACTTATCATTCCCTAAATAATCCTTTGGTACTTCTTCTGAATCTCTTGAAGGGTTTCCTTGATATAGGACTATCTTCTCTTCTCTATATAACATAACCATACCTAATGCCCTAATTCTATCCACATTTATTTCTGGATTAAATGCAATTAACTCTTCAATTAATGCTCTGTTTCTCAAGAAGTTAAGGTTATATACAGTTACTTCTTGGTCTTCTCCATCAATGTTCTGTATAATAGTAACAGGTTTCATTAACCAGTCCCTTATCAGATTATTGGCATAAGCATTTATAGCTGCTGAGGCATTAACACCCTTAGCATTAGAACCAAAGTTACTATACTTAATCAACTGTTTGTCTCTCAAGAATTCTGGAGTATCAGCCAGTAAGTGAGTACAATTCATCTTACCAAAGTAAGCAAAGATACCCTTCTTATTTGATTCATATAGACACTTGGCATTGTAGAATAGGCATAATAATCTTACTATTTCATAGTTATCATCAGCAAATGACTGCCTACCAGTGTACTCAGCTACAATCTTATCAGTCCATAAGTCAAGAACAAAGGTAGAAGAGAGAGAGGAAGATTCAGCTTGGTCATTATCTACAGGGTCATGACCAATAATATATCTTGTATGTGGAACCTTTCCATTCCTATCTTTCTCTGGCATTTCAAAGATTTCCACAGCACCCGGAGTATCATTCTCTACACCAAACTTTCTGATAGGTACATCACTGGTTGGTGTAAATTCTACTCCATTACTATTCTGTACCAACTTACCAACATACACATCATCATAAGCATGTACATCTTGGTCCAATTGACTTAATCTTTCAGTCAAAGCTGTAATAGGGAAATATGCTGCCTTAACCTTAATAATAGCCTCTGCTGGTGTAATAGGGTCCTCAGCAATTACTCTAAGAACAGACTTAGGGTCTGAACTATATTTAGACCTATATCTTTGCATTAGAATCTCAATAAGAGCTTTAACTACATCTGATACACCATCCTTATTATAACATCCTGCTCTATTAACATAAGAGGGAAAGAAGAAGCCAAACTTAGCTTTACCTTGCTTAGGTCTGTCAAATACATTATCCACAGACAATATATTATAACCATCAGGATTATAAAGTAAAGTCTTGGCTGAACTAAAGTCAGACTCACTCTCAGCAGCAGTACCTACAAGGTACATAGTAGCAAAGGTATAGTCACCATCCTCTACTGACTTTCTGGTAATATCATAAAGAGATAACAATCCTTTAAAAGAACCCATTTCCTCAAACAGAATCCAACCTCTCTTACCTCTTAACTTTTCACTATCATCCTTTGCAGATACAGCAAGTACCTGATTTAGAGAACCTTTCTCTATACCATATTCATCCTTATAACCCATCTGCCAAGACATTTCATTAGGAGAATTCTTTAGCATAAGATGTGGGAAAGGAGTATTAGAGAAGCTAAAGTTAATTGAAGGCTTGAACTTAGATAAAGTACCATCCTTGTCATCTTTCAAATATTCCTTCTGATAAGCTGTAAGTACAGTAATAACCCTTCTCTTAGATTCTTCACTCTCTCCAAGTATAAGATTATGGCTCATAATTGCTGCCAAGCTATAAGACTTGGCACAACCTCTCTTTGCTAATTCAATAGCATGTTTACCATTCTCTCTTGCTTGCCACAGATAATGGAATCTCCAATATATACCCTCAAAGAAGAAAGGAAAAGCCTCTGTTCTAATAGCCTTCTTTCTACCTTCTATCAGCTTATTAACCATCATAGGACAGTAATTCATAAACCAATAATTGAAGCCTGTAACCCATTCTCCATCAGACTCTCTTACATAACCTTCATAACATCTTCTTTGCTCTTCATCCCAATGTCTTCTAAACTCTGAATTAGGGTTACTATTAGGCTTCAAGAATGTATAACACCCATGTTTCAAGAAATGTAGAGCTGGTTGTCTGAAATAATCAGCATCTTCAATGATATGGGGATTAGTAATATCTACTATAATCCTACCCTTTTCATCCCTTGGTAAATCTCTTGCATAAGGTCTATTAGGAGATATAAGCCTTTTGACAAACTCAACTGTTGTGAGTGTCTCAAGTAATTGTTCCTGAACCTCCTGAGGAAGGGTATTCATTAGTTCCTCAGTAAGCTCAGTTTGATATTTATTCATTGGAATCATAACACAACTCCTTAAATTTTTCTGTATTAATATACTCCAGAAGAGATTTGGTAATAGCAGTGGTTAGTTCAGATATGACTTCGCTCTCTTCTGCATCAGTAACAATTCTACCAGAGTATTCAGTACCAAATGCAGGTATTATCTCCTTCTTATTTACAAACCAAACCTGCATTCTATAAGTCTTTTGTGACTTAACTACAGGATTAGTATCTATTATCTCATGTAATACAAAGTATCCCTTTCTTCTATTAGGAAAGGATTCATAATATTGATTTAATCCTTCAATTATATTTGTCATAGGTCTTCATATATTGCTTTTTCTTGTGCTCCTCTTACTCTATCATTCTGTGCAAGTTCCTTAGCAATAGCTCTTTCAGCTTCATCCAAGTCCTTAACCATTGATGGTATAAGTTTAATAATAGCACCTAATTCTTTAGTCTCCTTAATATCAAGTTCTTCCAAGTCCATAGACCTTAATTTAAGTCTATACTTATCCACAAGAGTTCTTGTATCCTCAAGTAATAGCTCAGAAGTAGTCTTGAAACTTGCATATAATGCTTGAGCTTCTTTCACAGTAGTATCAGGTTCCCATGATGGTTTCATACCTTCACCCTGCTTAATAGCTTCTTTTCTCTCCTGTTCATCAATTATATACTTGTAATCACTTCTGGAGTCCTCCATAAAGTAACAATATCCAAGCTCTGTAATTGCTCTCTCCTTTGAGAGAGATTTATCTCTATTCCATATCTGTCTAAATGCTTTTAAAGCATAAGCCTCATCAGATATGACCAAGTTATAACCATCTCTTTTAAATAATCTCATACTGCTTAAAACTAAAAAAAGCCCAAGCCTTTGATAGGCTCAGGCTTATATTTATACTATAAGTTTTGGTCCAGTTACTATTGCTGGGTTTTCTTCAAACTCCTCAATCTCTGCAACAAATTTAACATCACCATCTTGAATCATCATGTGTTCCACTCCATCAATATCCATGATGTCAAACTTGTATCCTATTACAGGATTATCCTTAATAACACCATCTTGCAATGAGCCGGGTTTATGTTGCATTACTGCATATCTCTTAGGATTGATATATACAATATCACCTACTTCAATACCTCTCACCATTGGTCCAACAGCTACTACTGTCTGGTATTCTTTTACTGAACCAGCTCTGGTACTATCTATAATACCTCCTGTAGTCTTTAGGTCAGTAGGATACTTATTTAATGTGACTACCATGTTATTAAACATGGGTTTAACTTTCTTGATTGTTGTAATCATTTCTTAACTTCCTTATATGTTCAAATCTCTTCTTTACTCCTATCATCCTATCATAAGTACAGCTTAACTTACCTATTGATGGGACATTGAAATTGGTTCTCAACTTATCAAACTCCTCTTTGCTTAGGTCTTCCTTTATAGGCAAGGCTTTGATGTTTTTCCTAATAAAAGTCCAGTAGGACTCATAGGCTTCCTTTACCACTTGAGGTGGTAATCCAAGCTCTGTAGATACCTGTTTAATTGCTTCTGAGTATATCATGAGAAATCAAATAATAACATCATCTTGAATGAACCATTCTCTTCATCTACTGATGGAATGTATCTTGGGTTTATTTTCCCATCAATGATGACTTTATTCTTTCTTAACTTACCCATGATGACCTGAAAATGAGGAAGAGATATATCACACTCTTCCCTTACTTTCTTCTTAGTATCTTCACTCATAGTAACCTTATCAAGTATCTCATTATCTTCAATGACCTTGCTGAGTTCATATCTTTGCTTCACAAAGGAAGTTATGACATCCATTTCTCTCTCAGTCAAGTTATGAAAAGGTTGTAAGAATTCAAACCAATATCTAAAGAACTTACCATCAACCTTGCAAGGAATCCTAACTATTGAATCCACTTGCTTAGCCATAGTTTATTCTCCTTCCTTTACTTCTTCCTCAGGTTCTTGTTCAGGTTGAGTCATTAGTACTTCAAATTCTGCACCACACTTCTGCTTGAACTCTTCTGAGATATAAGGTGTAGTAGAAGTAATTACTGTCCACAACCACTTCAATCTTTCATAGAAGTTAGCAAGATTAGCTTCCTGCAAAGCCTGATTCAACTTCTGATTCTGCATATATAACTGTCTGCTTTGTTCAGACAACTGATGTGCAGTATTCTCCAGTTCTTCGTAACTAAGTTTTCTCACTTCTGGAGCAGCCTTGCCATCCTTTACAACTTTCATGTTATTCTTCTCTTCCATTTTTATTTTTCTGTTAGATAATTTCCACCATACTTTTGTCCATACATTTTCTCCCATTCATGTATGTGTGCCTCACCAGTTTCAGTTCCACCACATTTGTCACAGTAATCTATGCCATCTGAGTTTCTTATTGCTAATGAAAGACAATGTTTACAATATACAACAGGTATATTATTATATTCTTCCTTTGGAGTCTCGAGCTCAAACTGCTTGACTTCTGTACTTAAGTTCTCCATAAATTCTCTCTTTAGTAATCTGTAACTCCCTACCAGAGGTCCTCTTTCTATTATTGAAAGGTCTCTTTGGTACTTCTTCTCCCCAAGATGTTACATGACCTTTTCTGATAGCTCTTCTAATACTCTTGTACTTACCAACAGCACTATAAACAGCAAGATATAACATCATCTTAGGTTCATTGTACTGAGGTTCTTTTGTCTTCTTCTCTTCCATAATACCAGTTGTTTTTACTTATAAAATACTAAGTAAATCTGTCCTCCTAAAGGAAACATGCTTACTATATCTTCTCTTTTAATCTCAAGCTCTTGAGCCTGCTTGATTACTTCTCTAACTGTAGAGCCTATAATACAAGTGATTAATGCCTTCTCCTTTTCCATATTATTCACTTTAATTTAGTTGAGGGGGTAAGAATCGAACTTACAAAGGCTGGCTTATGAGACCAACTGGGATACCAATCCTCCCCTCAATATTAGAGCAGGTAAAGAGAATCGAACTCTCATCCTGAGCTTGGAAGGCTCTCACACTAACCATTGTGCTATACCTGCATTTGAGAAGATTTGCTATTGGTACTTCTCTCTTCCAGTCTCTGCTTATCTGGAACCCCTTATCATCTACACCATAAAGGTATTCATAGTAGCATAAGGTGTTACTCTCTCACTGTATGAATGACAGCTTTTAGTAACTTGTTGAGCTTCCTAAGTGAATCGAACACTTATCTCTTGGTTACAAGGCAAGAATAATAACCATTATACTAAGGAAGCATTGTACCCCTGACAGGAGTTGAACCTGCATGGGCAAGCCCGAAGGATTTTAAGTCCTTTGTGTCTAACCTGATTTCACCACAGGGGCATCTTTAATCTCCTACATAACCTCTCTTGCATAAATTGAATAAGTACTTCAACTTGTGTAACTGAGTAATAAAGGCTTCACATTCACTCCTAACTCCTGCATAATCAGAGGTTTGAGGTAACTTAGAATAGAATGTATCTGTTCTACTTATCAAGTTATTTATTGCTTCGTGAGGACAAGTGAAATCAAAGTTAGTTCCTTTAAGGAAGTTAGGTTCAAATTGACCTTCAATACCTTGAACTTCTTCTGCAAGAATGTCCTGATAATCTGATATTTCATCTATCAATTCATCAATTCTTACATGAATTGAATTGCTATATGCTGACCAGTGAAGGTTCTTAAACTTAGTCTTGAACCCTTCAAGTACACAAAGAAAGTCTTTAAATTGACTACTTGAGTGTGAAGTAGTTTCATGTTCAAAACCTTCTAATAGGTCTTCTCCAAATGTTTCTATCATATTGTTTTAATTTGATGTTACAAAGATATGTATTATAAATTATATATGCAAGTAAATCTGCATATTTTTTTTTGTACCCTCAGTAGGAGTCGAACCTACAGCCTTCTGAGCCTAAATCAGACGTGTCTTAACCATTTCACCATGAGGGCATTATAATTTTTAGTTATGTTTCTCATTGTAATGAATTTCTCTATGACAATTGGAACACACTATTTGACATTTAGATATTTCTTCTTTTAAAGTTTCAATAGAACATCCTTGTTTTATTAGGGATGCTATAGTATATTCCTTATCCCCTAAATGATGGAAATCAAGTACATACCATCTATTTTCTCCACATATACTACAGCAAGAGTTTTTCTTTATTTCTGTTACATAAGATTTTAATTCTTCCTGTATTCTCTTTTGTCTTTCTCTAATCTTTTCTTTCCTGTTATGAGAATTAAAAGAATAAATCTTTCTATCTAATTCTCTTTTACACTCTTTACAATAAGAGTGTAATATACCTTTTTCTTTATTCTTCCAGAAAAATTCAGATTCCTCTTTTAATTAACCACATTTAGTGCATACTTTCATATTACATATTTTAGTGGAGACTCTAAGAATTGAACTTAAGCCTTGGGTTTTTCAGACCCACGTGCAAATAACCACCTACACCAAATCTCCAAAATGTGGGGCAGAAAGGAATTGAACCTTAAACAGCCAGAGGCAACAGATTTACAGTCTGCACTAATTCACCACATTAAAGCTACCCCATTAATATTTTGTTCCCCCATCTGGAATTGAACCAGACCTCCTAATTTAAAAGATTAGTGCCCACACCTGTCTGCTATAGGGGAATATAGTACCTCCACTAAGAATCGAACTTAGAATCTTCTCCTTAAGAGGGAGCAGCTTTAACCATTCAGCTATAGAGGCATTTACTTGTACTGAGGGTAGGATTTGAACCCACTATCTTATGGATATAAGCCATCTGCATTTACCACTTGTGCTACCTCAGCATATTGGGGTGTTAGGAGAGATTTGAACTCTCACCCTCTTGATTCACAGTCAAGACTTCTAACCAATTAAAATACTAACACAGTTCTGATAATAGGACTTGAACCTATAACTACTGCCTTATGAGAGCAGCCTTCTACCATTAAACTAAGGGCACATCATTATGTATTATAATGACCTAATGTATCATTACCCATACCTTTAAGTAAAACATAAGATTCATAGTTCACTATTTCTTTCTCACTTGTTTCAAACTCTAATGTACATAATAAAGTCTTTTCATCAAACTTCTTTTTCTTTTCTGTGAGTTTCTTTTCTAATTCTCTCACAACTTCTCTTGCATTATAGAGTTCCTCTTCAAGAGATAATAATTCATTATAATCATTCTTAATCTCTTCTTGAGCATTTTCATTCATCATTTCAGGATATTTAAAGTGAACTGCTTTCACTTTAGTTCTATCCTCAACTATCATTTTACTTCTAATCTCTTTCATGACTTCTATTCTTTATTGCTGGAGAGATAGGACTCGAACCTACTATCCTCTGATTAACAGTCAGTAGCTTATACCACTTAAGCTTCTCCCCAATATGTTGCTCCTATTAGAATCGAACTAATGACCTTCACTGTGTAAAAGTGCTATTCTAAACCACTGAACTAAGGAGCAATGTAGGACACTTTAGGTGTGTCCTTAACCTGTTAAAAAAAAAACAAACATTATGAAAACATGAAACATGTGGATACATGTGGGACTTGAACCCCAACTTCACTTTGCAAAAGTGATGTGTTAGCCATTTACACTACATGACCCATACTGGAGTTTATTTTTATTTGGTTACAACTCCTTAACTTCCATTCTTGATACAATCTATGTGATTACCAATAGTAGAGTAGAGAAGACTCGAACTTCCAATTTCTGCATCCCAAATGCAGGGGGTTAACCAATTACCCAACTACTCTATATTGCGGAGGATATAGGATTTGAACCTATACATCCTTTAAGACTACTAACAGTTTAGCAAACTGCTCCCTTACCATTAGGGTTAATCCTCCATTACTTAGGAACACTCTCAATCACTATCTTAGGTGATTCTTGAGCTACTTGCCAAGCTCTTATAAAGTCTTCCAAATCCATGCCAGTAGGTAACTTACTTAAGTCTATATCTGGCATAAGTTGCTCTCTTTTAAGATATAAATTACAATGACAAATATCCTTTTCTCTATAATCAGAACAAGGACACTTCTTATCCTCACCTGTATTATGACAGGGACATTCTCCATTATTAGCTTCACATCTTTTTAAGATAGCATTTACTACCCTATCATTAGGGTTTAACACCCAACCTTCTTTTCTAAAAATTTGTACCATAATGCGGAGAGAGGAGGTCCCGACCCCCAAGCATTTTACTGCTCACATTGTTTTCAAGACAAGTCCCAGACCTTCTGAGTTCTCTATCCATTGCCTACTCAACTCTTTAAGTAGGACTTCACTAATATATAAACAGGGCAGTCTATGAGGGAATTGAACCCTCCATCTCCACATTGACAGTGTGGCATGTTAAACCTCTACACCAATAGACTATTTAAACCTACTACCATTGTACTTCTGATAGTAGTTATCCACTTAAGGACTGTTAAGGATTTACTCTTATATCAAGTGCCACCACAGAGAAACCCTTAAAGAGACTTGGTTTGTAATGGGTAGGGGATTTGAACCCCTAATGACTGCCTTGAAAGGGCAGTGACTTAACCAATTTGTCCAACCCACCATTTTGACTATCCTATCTTCACAGACCAGATAGCCCAATCTTTAAAAATCATGAAACAAAAAAAAAATCCACCTTCAAAATGTACCCCCTGATAGAATCGAACTATCATTCTAAGTTTAGAAGACTCATGTACTATCCATTGTACTAAGAGGGCATAACAGTTGTTCCAGCAGGAATTGAACCTACATTACTTGAGCCAAAATCAGGTGTAATAACCATTATACTATGGAACAATATACTTACCTTTGAATCACAGTGCAAAGATAAGTCAAATATTTGAATTATGCAAATCTTTCACTAATTATTTTCAAGATAGTATGAAAATACTCCAGAAGAGAATATTAGATAATAGCTTGAATATTCTGATTCATAGCTACTTAACCTATTTTCTCAACTAAATGGTCTGCCCACTTCTCTGTGTAGAAGCTATAATAATCAGGCTTATAACCTAACTTCCTTGCAATCCTAACATATAAATTATGTAGAACTGAGGGTATAGCTATCACTGGAATATACAGCCAACCTAACAATTGTGACTGATAACAGTGCCCAAGTTCATGCTTAAGACTCTCTTTTGGAGAGTCAGGAACCATAAATATATAATCCCCTAAAGAGAAACTTGAAGGAATGTAAGTGCTATAAATAACATTCTTTCCTTCATACTTTCCTTCATACTTACCTCCATAATAACATAGAGGACCTAAGCATCCCCATACTAAGAATGCAAGATAATTCTGTGGAAATTGCCACAACCAAAGAATAAAGTTCTTAATCCATTTCATACCTTATACCTCTTTACATCTAACATTCTTGAACTAACTCCTTGTGCATAATACCTATAATCATTATGATTCATTGATATACATGCAGCACCTTCACATTGTACTATGTTTAAAGTGTCTTTCTTAATCCTTTTAATTGTCTTCATATTGTTTCATTTTTAATTGGGTACAGTTATCCCTCCCTCCTATTTTAATTTTACTAACTAAAGTAAATAAGGAGTAAAACTTTAGTTTCTTATAATAAGAGACCCTGTGAGCTTTTTACATCACTTAGACTGGATTAACCAGATTCTCACTCCTATAGACCAGCAGATACACCCGTTTATATACTATTAGTTCTTCTCTTATTTATCTCAAGGAGTCATTACCTGTGCCCTTCTAATGGTATCCTTTACTTTCCCATGTTGGCTGACTCAATGTATCTACTAATAGGTAGTCTCCTATTATGGGTGCAAATATAAGTAAAATAAATGACATATGCAAATCCTGTCAAATTTTTAATTTTTTTTTTCTTTTTTTTTTTTGATTTTAAAAAGTTGTGTATAGTCATGAGGGGGATATACACCAACCTCACCTCCCCCATCACTTAGCCAGTGGGGTCATACCCCCG